CGTGCAGTCTTACAGTCTGACGCTCGAGATAGGATTCTAAGGCATGTCACTATTTCGCCCTGGCGACGACCTAATGGAGAAAGCCAGGAAGCTCAGGGAGGCCCAGCGACGCTCTGAACAGAGAGCGCTCGAGGCCAGGAAGAGGAAGATCGGCCGGCCCTATCGCGCCACCAAGACCGCCTCAAAGAGCCGGCTGTCGCGGCCTGCACCGGACAATAGGTCACCCTACCGCAGGAGTCGCGCCGACAGCGACTGGAATGGCAGAAAGGATCCCAAGATCAGAGGAAGCGACCCTCACCCTCGGCGGCTGAATCAGCCTATTAGGGTAACCGGCCTTGACTGGGCACTCGGATGGAGACGCATTTATGGAGCAGTTGATGAACAGCCCGGCCCCGTCACCTATGGCAACAGCGGACCTTACACCGTAAGATTTGAGTATTTCGGCGCCAGTCACAGCTTTTCAAGCAGGGCGACAATCAACCGCAGCGCAGACTTTGCAAATACTGCATTCGATGACTATGAAGGAGATTTAATAATGCCAGTCTACAAAGACAAACTGCTAATACTTATCCTGGGATACGGAATAAATGGCGGCTCAGAGTTTTACAAGACTAGCACACATGAGATTAGCGCACAGGTGCCGAAGGGAGCAGTCGAAGAAGGGACCGCCGACCCGTGGATGGTAACAGGTTGGACAATAACGAGTTATGACAATTCTACAAACCTGCACACTGCCACCCGCTGGCGCGGCATCTACAGGCAGGCTGTCCTAATTGACAGCGCACAAGCTAGGCTTGTACCTGTAACCCCAGGACTTGTAGACCACATCAAATGGATTGCAACGCACTATCAAAATGCGTTTTACGCAAGCCTTGGGGTTCCCGTGCCAGGGTCTTCGGAGTTATATCTGTCTAGTGCTCAGTTCTATTCATACCTAGCTTATCCGCAGGAGGACAATCAGAACGAGCCACTAGGCCGCAATCCTGCCACCGGGGCAACGCCAGTAATACTCCGCAAAGACGTCGTCCAGTCGCTAACCAGCGCAGCGCAGGCCGCTGCCGCGCCTGGAAGCCAGTTGGACTGGATCCCCCTGCTGCAGAGCAAACAGCTATTCCCGACTTGGGCACCTTACTTTCAGAAACCAAATCAATACAAGGCAATTGTCCAGAGCGGGCAATACATCAATCAAATCGTGTCTGGAGCCCCGACCCATGTGCTTAGGCCTAGGCCGATACCGGCAACAGTAGACGGCGACTACTACCCAATGACGGCATTTGACTTTGGCGAAGACTGGCGCCCCTTCTACGCAAGCCTAGGCATGAACCTATGACCACCCTCTTAACCCCCGCCATCCTCACGTCAAAGCGTGTGAGCCAGGCCCTGCTTTCCGCACAGGTATCCTAGACTTGCAAGATTAGCCGCAGTGGAACAAGGGCCGTCAGACAACACGTATAGGCTGATTGATAAGAATCAGCTCCAGACTCAAGTCAACAGATCCGCCTATCTCGACAGGGGGATGTACAAGCGTATCGCAGACCAGCAGATCCGGAAAGCGGTTAAGGCAGCCCGATAGGAACACTATCGGGCAATTCAATCAGGGCGAGATGCTCTGGAATCCATGCCTGATGAAATTCTGCCAGGAGTGACTCCTGGCGAAGGCGAACAGTCCGGTGAGGGCGAAGCCCCCAACGGTGAAAGCCAAGAACAGCAGATCCCCGAGGGGATGATCCCCAAGGCTGAGGTCGACAACCTGCTGCGTGCTCTCCGCGCTGAGCGCGAATCCCGCAAGACCTACGAAAAAGAACTTCAGGAGCAGAAGCGTGCTCTCGAGAAGTTCAAGGAGATAAACCCCGAGGAGTATCGCCGACTCCAGGAGGAGGCCGCCATCGCCGAGCGCGAACGGCAGGCTGCCGAAGAGCGGACCGCCCTGCTCGAGGAGAAGTACGGCGCCCAGGCCCGTCAGGCGAAGCAAGAGGCCGAGGCGCACCAGCGTCAGCTCCAGGAGTTCCGCAAGAGGTACGCCCTGGAGAAGGTGTTCATCGCCGCTGAGGGGCGCCCCGACTCCCAGGACGGCGTGTCGTTCTTCGACATGATGGCTGACCGCATTGGCGCCGAGTTCCGACTTGAGGCCAACGGTACCGTCACCGTGATCGATCGCGACGGCAACCCCGTGATGGACCCCGATACCGGCAAACGCATCGACCCGGTGGACTACATCGCCGGCTACAAGAAGCACCCCATCTACGGGACGTTCTTCCGTGGCTCGAAGGGCTCCGGCGCTGGCCTGGGACTGGGCGCATCCGGTATCGACGGCGTGTCCGCCGATGACCTGATGAGCAAGTCACCCGACGAGATGTTCGAGGCTGCCTTCTCCTGACAAGTCGCGCAACTTGTTCATATCAAACTCGCAGAAATGCGGGTTTTTCTGTATGGATTGGAACACTAGGACTGAGAACCCAGCCCTGGTCTAGTCGTGATGACTTGGCGGGGAGGGGCCAAGCCGAAAGTGGCGAGATGCCTGGTCGGTCAATCCTTTCCTTTTCCAGTCTTTCACCCCTACCATCATGGGACTTTCTCTTGCGGAGGCTCGTAAGCACTCCCGTACCCCCCAGGAGCTCGCTGTCGTAACCGAGCTTGCTGCGGGTCCCCTCCTGTCCATTCTCCCCTTCCGCGAAGTCCAGGGCAGCGGCCTGTTCTGGAAGCGTGAAGAAGGCCTCGGCGACGTCGGGTTCCGTCGGTTCAACGACGGCTACACCGAGAGCTATGCCAACGTGAAGCAGTACAGCGAAGCGCTGAAGCTCTTCGGTGGTGACATCCGCGTGGACCGCGCCATCGTCGACCTGGAAGGCCCTCAGGCCCGCGCCTATCAGGTGCAGTCCAAGGTGCGTGCCATGCGTCTCGCCTTCGAGGCCCTGTTCATCCACGGCGACTCCAACTCCAGCGCCGCTGAGTTCGACGGCCTGGCCACGCGCCTGCCCGCGGCCGACTACGCCACCCACTCCCAGATCCTCCGGAACGCCCCAACCGCCGACCGCCTCGACCTGGGCGTACTGGACGAGGCGATCGACGCCGTTGATGCCCAGGGTGGCCGCAAGGTGATCTGCGCCTCCAAGAGCGCCCGTCGCCACATCACCGCCCTGGCTCGCGAGAGCGGTCAGATCGACATCAGCCGCACCGAGTTCGGCTATCAGCAGACCGCTTATGCCGGCCTGCCGATCATCGAGTTCGACCGCGACCACAAGAACGCTCCGATCCTGGATAGCGATCCCGCCGACCAGTCCCTGTACGTGGTGGCGTTCGGCAACGAGCTCCTGACCGGCATCCAGAATGGCGGGCCTTCCGTCCGCGACCTGGGTGAATCCCACGACGTGCCCAGCCTGGTGACCCGGGTTGAGTGGTACTGCGGGATGGCCCTGGTGAATGGCCGTGCTGCCGCTCGCGTGACCAACGTCGACGCGACCGACAATCCCTGACCTGGAGCTTGACTCTAGCACACAAGGCGGGCCTCCGGGCCCGCTTTTTCATGGCCGCGCAGTCTTGCGCTTTCGCAGCCTCTTGACTGTCAAACTGTACATCGCGCAGCAGCGGTTGCAGACCCAGGCATGCCAGACATCCGCGTTAAAGATGATGATGTCGCCAGTCCTGCCAATGACCCAGCCGTGCTTGGTCACCAGTGAGAACTCTTCATCCGCATCAATACCAAGCTCTTTGATGCGCGGATGACCGAGATAACCACCGCTGAAGGCGAGTGGTAGAATGGCGACCGCGCCCCAGCCAGGGTCATCATGCGGCATGATTGAACCACCGGCCAACGTTATGTCCTCATTGCCGTAAGGAGTACGCCGATTAGAATAGTCCCACCCCTTTTCCCTCAAGGCAGATAATACGCGCTCCCTGAACTGTGCATGATCAGGCAGATAGGATCTGCTTGCTACATCAACTCCGCCATTCATATCTTTGCCAACAAGGCCTTTCAGCTCTCCCGCCTGAGCTTTTGTCGGTCTGATCTTGGCTTTAATCACAATTGGCTTCATTTTTCTTTCCCGATCAAAAGCAGTACTAGGTAGCGGAATGCGCCAATCCCCAGGATCAGTAAGCACGTGATCAGCCAGACAGCGACGGCCGATCCCAGAACGGAAAACACAGTCACGACGGTCCAGGGTATGGCTACGAACGGTGTTGGGTCAAATCCGAGGGCTTCCATGTTCGACCGAGATGATCCTGACTGTAGCACCCTTCAGCGGCGCACCGCAATAGACGCCCCGCACGCGCTCACCGTTCTGGCCGGTTGCTCGGAAGCCGATCCTGAACATGTCGTCTTCACTGCATCGAAACGGCTCGAACCCCAGGACTTCCACATTGCTGTAGCCACTGCTCGATACAACACCAGAGACCTCATCGTCATCCGGGTAGAGTACGATCGACCCTAGGATCACAGTACTAAGAACCACCAAAATGCCAAGCGCGGCGCAAAGCTCTTCGCTGAAGAGAGATCTGATGCCTAATGGCTTCTTGATCATGAAAATGCTCGATAAGGAATTGATTGAATTAAACCCTCGGAAGGGTTACGCGGTCTTCCTGGTTTTGGTACTTGCCACTGCGGCAGGAGTAGCTGGTGAGGCATGGTTCACCACGGAAGAACAGAAGCTGGCACACTCCTTCGTAGGCGTAGATCCGACAATCCGCGTCGGAAGAGTTACTGAACTCGAGAGTGATGTGACCCTCCCATCCAGCCTCGATCGGCGTAGTGTTCGCGATGATACCACAGTTTTTGACAAATACACCAGCGGAAAGCGCAAAGTTGCCGGTTCGCGGAGCGGTCAAGCAGTAGGTCGGGTGCTTTCCAGGGACCGGGCTAACTTGTTTCACCTTGTGATTTTCCGCAAGTCTTCCTTCCTTGAACCGCTGAAGGATGTGTGGAAACCGACGAAACGCCGATCTATCTACGTCCAGGACTCTAGCCGCCCCCCTAACGGAGCCGGTAGCAAGCAGCGCATTTACCAAGGCCTCATGGGTAATGTCATCTCGACGACGCAAAGCCCCTACGCCGTTTCTAGCTACTAGCGACTGTCTCTCCTTTGCTCCCTCTTGCTGCCATCGCGCTTGGCGTGCTATCGAAAGCCGCTTGTGATTTTCACTGGAATGCAGATATGGACGCCTGGCCTCCGCCGCCTTTTGCTTGTTTTCGTCAGAGTGCAAAATGCTCAAGATCTTCTGGCGATGTTCGGGGTCGGTCGCAAACTTCTCGGCACTAGCTTGGCCGCCTAGCAGGTGCCGCAAGCTTTCTCTGTTATGGATTCGCGCATGCTCGGATGCGGAGATGCACTCGAGGTTGGATGGGTGATTATTGCGCTTGTTGCCGTCCAAATGGTGAACGTCAAAGCCTTCGCTTTTTCCAAGTATGTCCCTGGCTACCATCCGATGGACAGAAGAGCGGGCTCCTCTTCTGTCGCGGCCAGAGGACCCGAGCCTTGCTGCAAAGACGGGATCGTACACCCCCGGGTAGCCGTGGTCATCCCACTCGTAAATGGCGTGTAGCGAATCCCCTGACTCAAGATGCCGGGCCTCTACTTCGCCGCCGTTCTTAAGAAGAAACTTGTGATCGGGAGTGCATCGGATCAACTCGCCGTTGTCAAGCGCAACCTCTAGCAAGGCGCTATTATCGATAAACCTAGGCGATACGAGCTCTTGGATAACAATGCGGCCATCAAGAACACCAAACCCATACAGCCTTTCCCCGGCGTTCGCTCGCTCAATCAGCTCGGTGAACGAATAGTCTCCGTCGACAAGCTTGACCTTAGTGTCCCCACTGAAGCACCTGGCGTAAGTACTTTTACCGATGCACAGCGCCGTGACATCCTTCGGCATCTTGATCCGCTCAAGAGAGACACCGAGCCCATAGGAGTGAGCCGGCAGAATGAAATAAGCGGAGCCGTCAGCGGGTCCTCCTGAATTGTCGTATAGCAATGCCACTTGCTCTAGGTTAACGTCGCTGAATGCCTTGACGTCAACGATCATCCCGGGCAGTCGCTTAAAGACTCGAAACTCTTTTGGCGACAATCTGATGTCATAGCCATACGAGCCAAGGCCGTATGACAAGATCCCGCGTCCGGCAATGCTTTTGCGAGCAAGACCGCATCTCCAAGGCTCGATCATTCCGTCGTAGCACAACTCTTCGATCTGCTTGTCGTTTAAGATCATCTGTGTATCTGCAGTCCGAGGTCCATGAAGAGGTGTGCGGGGATCCGTGCCCCCATGCACGTGCACCATTGTATCACGCTACGAAGAGATCCAGGTGATATCTTCCAGGTATTACGTTTTTCGCTGTACTCAAGCTCGCCATCGGCGACCATTTTGCCAAAAACCTCGTCGACCATCTTCTCGAGCAGGGTGCCTTCGGTCCAATCTTCGTCGATCGGGTCCCACCCTCCTTCTTTGGTTTCCTCATCGCGGCAGTGCGCATTCATTGCGGCGACGACCTCGTGAGGCGAGACGCCGCCACGCTTGAGCAGGATGGCGATCACAAACGGCTTGATCTGCGCATGAGTGAGCGGGGGCAAGTCGTCGACGAACGCCCCCACTGCACCTGGGATAGCCTCGAACTGAGAGAAAGAATCGAAGCCCTCCATGCGTCAGTCCAGAAAGCCGAGTTGATTGCGGTCGTCTTTGGTCTCCACCTCTTCAGAGGAGTCCTCACGGTCGACGATGATCTCGACGTCCGCCTTCTGGGTCTTGGTCGCGCTGGCGACAGTGCTCACCACGGTCTGCGGCTCGCTCCGGTCGAACTTGACCTTGACGCCAATCGCAAAGACGTTGTTGTCGTTGGCGCTGCTTTCTGCGAACTTGAAGTTGCGGCAGATAGAAAAGATGGCTCCCTGCGCGGCGGCACGGAGCTCATCTCGCTCGCTCTCTGTGAACGACCCGGAGGCTTCTTCGAAGAAGAAGTTCAGGTCCTTACCCTTGATCATTGGCCTGGTGTGGACGGCAGGCCAATCCTAGCACATCAGAAGGGGGCTTCCTCGTCGTGTTGATCCGCGCCCTGCTCGGGGCGGGGATCCAGGTAGGTGACCCTGGCGTTCTTGACGTCGTAGTAGGTGCTGCCGTTGTAGTCGCGTGCCACGAACTGGCCGGACACCGCCACCTTGGAGCCCTTCACCAGCCGGTCGGTAGCGATCTCGGCAGCCTTGCCGATCACTTCCACGCGGTAGAACTGACCCTTGCGCTCCTCGTCCTTCTTGGTGTAGAAGTACTCGGTGTCGGCGACACTGAATGTCGCGATCTGGTTGCCGTTGTCGAATGTCTTCAGCGTGACGGCATCGCCGCCGTCCTTGCCACCACAGACCGAGCCTGCGATTGTGATTGTTGCCATGTAGCGTGACCCTCTAGGGCTATTGCATTACCAGTATAAGCGGCTCAAATGCTTTCTGGTTCTTTCGGGCCCGTTCGATCGAGTCAGCCTTGAGCTTCTTCACCTTCTGGTACGACAGCCCAAGCTCCCTTGCCATCTCTGCGCCGGTCTTGTTCTCGACGAACAGGCCGACCATCAGCGCTACCGCCTGCTCGCTAAGACCAGCTTCCCTGAGGCCCTGCAGCATAGTGTCATACGTGATTGCTGGATCCGGCAGCGGTGCTTCATCTTCGATGGTGTCCGCTATACTGGCGCAGCCCGTCCGTCCGCTGTACTCCTCCTCGCCGGCCGGCTGGTCAAGTGAAACCCAGCCGATCGCGAGTTCGGTCTGTCTGACGAGCTCTGCTGCGTCCTCGTCGCTCACGGGTCTGCCGGACTTCTTGGTCAGGTAGCCATTGCGCTTATAGAACTGAGCAGCCCTGGATGCGTACTCCGGCACATAGATCGGCGTGCGATTTTTTATGTGGTACCTTGAGACATAGCTTCGCATCCAGTGCAGCGAATAGGTCGAGAATGTGTAGCCGCGAGCGGGGTCAAACTTTTCCGCCGCCCGGACAAGCCCCATGGCGGCTACCTGGAGGTAGTCGAGAGTGTCAGCGCCGTCCCATCCACTGCGGGTGCAGCCCATAAAGTTCTTGACAAACCGGACGGCCAACCTCAGGTTGTGCCTCACTAGCTTGTTGACAAGCCGCTTGCGGGCTGCGCTGTCTTCCGGCAGCGCTTGGATCTTTCTGGTGATGGCAATGACCTCGTCGGCCCCCAGAACTCGAACGCTGGCGGCCCCCTCCATCCAGTGGTGAACAGAGTCTGTTGTTGCGACAGCTTCCTTCAATTTTCTTCCTGCCACACGTAGTCCTGGATAATTTCACCACTGAAGAACCGCGCGATCGACCTAGCGCCGACGTCAATCATCTCAAGGACCTGATCTGTGTTTGTGACCGGGCCGATGTTCGGCATGCTTGACCCGGCCACCCTCACTTTCCCTCCTTGGCTGGAGAAGCGGCATTCTGTTCCCCTACCCAGGCGGAATCACGCTTGCTCAGCATGTTGATTGCGCTGCCAAAGTCCTGCTTTTGTGTGGCCTTGATCTTCTCCACCAGGGTTTTGATGGCGCCATCATTCAGTCCCTTCTGCTTCGCCGCCTCGCGGAACGCCTCTTCCGTTGCCTTCACGGCAGCAGGGGCACTCTTCACCGGCGCCTCAACGGGGACTCGCTCGCTGTCGCCGTTCTGGGAGTAGCCGGACTCCAGCGGATCCTTTGCCCATAACTCGGACGCGAGGCCAGTCTGCTGCGCGAGTAGCAGGCAGCCACCACGGCGCTGCGTATCAGTGATGTCGCGACTAGTGATCTTCTCGTAGGGGATGGACGCGTTGCGGTTGTCCATCACCGCCTGTGGCACCGAGGGCGTCACCAGGCCGGTCCGGATATTCCGAAGCCGCAGCATCAGGTAGCCGCCGACCGGCGCCCGGTGGACAAGAGTCCCATCGGGAGCGGGCTCGCACTCCACCAGCCAGTCGGGCGAGTGCTCGCGGAGGATATTGAAGGTTCGGGCCCAGTTCAGGTAAGCGGCCTGATACTTGCCCGTCCCGATAGTCTCGATCCGCTCCTTCTCGACCTTCCCGATCAGATTGGGCAACAGTGGAGCCTGTTCTGTGACTTCGGACATTGAACGCGAACTGTCGTTGCACACAGTATAGCACGCGACAGGCCGCTACGAGAACTCGCCGACGATCAGGTCCCAGGTGCCATCACCGTGCCCAGCGCAGTGCTCCCCGTCGATCCTGTGACGCAGCAATCCGTTGGGACCTCGCTCGGAGTAGCTGCGGCGATGGAAGTCCTCCTCGCAAGAGTATGCGTTTGACAGGAATGGGCTCACCCACCACCCGTCCTTCCACGGCTCGTCGCTACGGCTTTCGCGGTCGGTGATGATCGCAACCATCTCTTCCGGAGAGATCGGAGTGCCATACTCGTCCTCGATCCGGCGGCCTTCGCCATCAAACATGGCCCTCCAGGTCGTCAGCCCCCATAGTTTAGAGGGGTCCCGGTGGTAGCGCCACTGCTGGAGCGGGTCGGCTTGCATGCTGAAGCACCAGCCCATGCTGGACTTCCCGATGTGAAGCTTCCTCGGCGGAGGGTCGACGTGCCCGCACGTGGGACAGGGGTTGCCGCCCTTGGTGATCAGGTAGTAGTTGGTTCCCATGGCTCAATCGAAAGGTTGGACGCCGGGCTCAAGCCCGAGACGCTTGAACATAGCACGCTGCTCGGGCCACAGGTCGAAGAAGGTGTAGCCGCGATACGCCATCAGCGGACCGCTGCGCGAGCCTGATCGCCGCTTCGCCAGGACGACCTCATAGAGGTAGCCGCCAACCTTCTCGCTGTAGCGGCAGCGCCAGTATTGGACCGTCCTGCCGTACCGCTTGGCCGACTCGACGATTCTCCTGATGCGTCCTGGCGGGGCGGCAAGCCTGCCGGCGGATGAGCCCTTGTGGGCTCGAACGATTGCGTGCTGCATCACTCGTACTCCACGTCTGGTGACTGATCCGTCAATGGCAACCACGCAGGGCCATGAGAGAACTCAGGGCAGTACCACTGCCAAGAATGATCGCCAAAGTCGCCGCCCCTGGCATTCAGTGTCGTCTTAGCGGTGGATCCGTCGTCCGCTGTGATGTACAGGTCCAGCGTCCACATTACCTGCACCGCCTTCGTGATGCTCCCAGTGCGGCCATCGCTTGACCGCACCTTCTTCCCGATCCATCCTTTAGCAACGTCCATTGGTGGGGTTTGTCCTTGGTATGGGCTTTATTGTAGCAGATTGCGGCAGGCGTTCAAGGTCGCCACTCCGCTTCATCAGCAGCAGCCAACAGGCGATCACGGACTACACCGTATGCAATGGCAGCCGCGTCCCATGAGTCGTCTGCCTGACAGAGATGTTCCGGCACCGCCTCGTCCGCAATGGCGCGGAGTTCGGCGGCAAATCCCTTGCGTCCCTTCTCGCCAGTTAGGCCTACGCTTAAAAAAGCGTCGTGCATCACCTCCCACAAAGGTTTGCGGTCAGCCATCGCTACCACCTCCACTGAGCCGCTCAACCCAAGCGCGGGCTTCACGAACCATATACTCAACATCATCAATTCCACCACATTTAATTGCGTATCTCACAATGTCCTCGATTGTGTGATCTTCGAAAAACACATGAGCCTTTCCGCAGTAAACTTCAATCTCAAGCGGATCTCTAACAACTGAGTTATGTGGCCCAAGTTGCTTTGCGGGCAGCTTATTAAACGCATCAGGATCGTTGAGCTTGTCCCAATTCAAATTCTCCCGCGTGGGCAGGGTTTCTTGACTTTCCACGAGTCGCTCGGCCCAAGCGCGGGCTTGGTACAAGGCGAGTAACCAGCCCTCAAACCTGCCACCTTCAAGCAGGCTTTCCCAGTGAGCGATGTTGCCGTTTAAGTGCAGTCCGGCTACACCGTCCGAGCTGGTGATCAGATCATCCAGTGATTGCACAAGGTTTGTCAGCAGTTCCGTCAACTCCTGCCGCTCGGGTAGGGCTTGTTGATAGCCCCAGTCGGCAGTTTTCTTGGCGATGTATTTATGGGAAGTACTGCATGGGAAATCTGGTGAATACGGCAGGCATGCGTATTCTTGTTCCCACTGGTCAATCAACTCATCCGGCGGCACGGGTGCGCTGGGGGTGGCGGCATTGATTTTTATCTTTTGCATAAATATCATGGAAGCCTCTCGTCCATAAGGTTCGTCTGGCGGCACGGGCGCACTAGTGGCGACTGGGTCAGCCCCCTGTCGCCGCTCGACGCCTTTTACCAGGTACTGCGGCTCTGGGTCTTCATGTTCGTGGGAGAAAAGCGTCATTGAATTTTTCGCGGCTGGATCAGGTGCGCCCCACCTGTTGCACACGGAATGGTAGCACAGCGGCTTCGGCTTCTGTCAAGCGTCGCGTCCACGCCTTGGGCACCGGTTCGTTCCACTGGAAGCCAGCATCCTTGGCGAGTTGACGGTCGTCATAGGACACCAGGGCCTTGTACAGGAACCTCGGCTCGAGTGCCCGTGTGAGGAGCTCCCGGACGTCGCCGCGTCGTTCGAAGACCTGGGCCAGGTAGATGCAGTCGGTCAGCGCCCGGTGTGCTGCCCATACCGGGACCTCGTGTGCCAGGGCGACATCCTTCAGCCCGGGCCTGGGCTTCAAGCCGAGTTCTTTCGGCCATGGGATGTCCTCCATCGAACAGATCCAGGGCCTGTCTGGCAGCGACACTTGCGCGTAGATGTCAGGCTGCTTGTTCTCCCCGACGATGTCGAACCACTTCCGGTCGAAGGCCGCGTTGTGCGCAACGTAGGCGTCGCAGCGCTCAGCCATCTCGAGGAACAGCGCCTGGGCCTTGTCCTGGACCATGAGCCCCTTCTGGGTCAGGCCCTGCGGAATCTTGTTGATGCTCTCGACCGGGTTGCTCAGGCACGGCAGCAGGAACGAGACCTGAGCCAACGTGGAGCGATGGTCCTGCACCTCGAACAGGATGGCGCCGACCTCGATGACCTGTGAGTCCTCCGGCGACAGGCCAGTCGTTTCCGTGTCCAGGATCAGGACGGTTTTCAGGTCCAAGGCAGCAGCGCACTCCCGCCCAATGTATCACGACCCGGCGGCTTTCTTGCGCGCGCGGCGCCGACGCCTCTCCGGATTGCGGCTCAGCGATGGCAATGGCTCACCCTTCTGCTCGGCGCGGTAGTAGCGCAGCCAGAGCTGAGTGTCCCCGGGCTGGTGTCCCAGTGCGGCAGTGATGTCGCAGATCTGAGTCCAGGTCATGGCCTTGTCCTCGAAAGCGCCGCACAGGCTGCGGCCAATCTCCTCGTAGTCCTCGCGGAACTGCTCTTCACCAATCATGGGCTTCGGGCTCCAAACGGTATAGCGATGAACACTGGCCACCAGAAAGCCATTGCAGCCAGGTGAAAACTGCACAAAATATGTGCTCCAGCACATTTGCTGACCCTTTTTCGACCTGGGTAAACCCATTGCGGCGCAATGGTTCTGATGCGTTTTTCGAGGGTTTCATAAGTGCAGTTGTTCTTAGTAGTATTCAGGATATAAGAAACATTAGAAGATAAGAAGAGTATATTACTGCGTTATAGGGTATTATTGTCTAAAAGTGTATAGTTCCCTTATAGGTTATCTAAGGGTAGTAGTTCTTCTAGGTAGTAGTTCTCCCGAATACATTCTTAATGTCCCAAGACACACCCCTCTTTCTGACGACCCGGCAGACACCCTGTAAACCGTCCCACTGACGACCCGCCGACCGCCAGGGTGCGTTTAGGTGCTATGGTTCAGTCCTCGCCGAGCCCCCATGCCCTTCAGCGTCTGTCGCGCCGTCGACTGGCACCACGAACCGGACAACGCGATCATGCGCCTGGTCGCCTACTGCCCGGACCTCAGGCCTGTCCCGAAGCTCCTACTGATCTCGCTGATCCTGCTGGGGACCGACGAGCTTCATGGCGGCGCCGAGCTTGACGCCCTGGTTGGGCTGCACCGGAACTCACGCCAGGCCGCCATGCGCGACCTGAGAGACCTGGGGCTGGTCAGGATGATCTCCGCCACCAGGATCGAGCTCCAGCCGCTCACCAGGGCCGCTAAGTTCCTGCGGTTCAACCTCGAGAGCAGCCTGGCTGTGTCGGCGCCACTGCTGACCTCCGGAAGGGACCCGAAGGCGGAGCTTGCTGATGCCTGGAACCGCCTGAAGCCCCTGGGCTACTCGAGCCTCCGGGTCGTGCCGGATAGCCTGGCGAAAGCGGTGAACAGTCACATGAGCGACCTTGGGCTGGAGCCCTACGACTACGAGCGTTTCTTCCAGGGGATAGCGGTTGGCGTCGAGTCGTCCGAGTTCTGGCTTGAGCAGAACAGCAACAAGACCCTGGCGTCGATCACAGGCCTGAACCGTCCGACCGACCGCAAGCGGGCCAACGTCTTGAGCCTGTACGAGAAGGGCGCCGCCTCGGGCTCGAAGCCAGAGCGTGCCGCCCCAAGGCTGAAGCACACGGTCTACCCTGGCCACCTGCGCCCCGTGATCAGTGAGTACATCGCAGCCCAGTTCGCCTATGCTCAGGCGTTCGACCTCGGTGCCGTGAGACAGGGCCACAAGCTTCGCGTCGTCAACGCTTGCCAGGCCGTGCTGGACGCCGGGTTCGACCCCCAACGCCTCCGGCGCCGCTTCCCACAGGTCCCCAACTGTGCCTGGCCCGACCCGACGCTGAACCCGGAAGTTGACCCTCCGGCTCCCGCCTACGACGACGACAACGCAAGAGGACGAGCGCGATGAGTGAAGAACTTCCGTACTACATCCAGAAGGCTATCGAGCTTGGGCTGCTGGAGCAGACGGAACACGGCCTGAGATCAACCTCCGACGGCGGCCACCTGTCGGCGATGGAGGTTGCCAGGATTGTCGACAAGCTACAACCCAGCAGCGTCCAGGAGCGCGAAGACACGACGCCGCAGGAGGCGATCGTCCTGTCCCGCGTCTTGGCGTCCTCCTCGGCGCGTGCCCGTGAGCTCTGGGCTGCCCTTAGATCCGCCTTCGGCGTGATGCTCGACCAGTCAGTACCGCCCGTCCTGTGGAGCGACGCAAGATTTAGAGCCATCGCCCACGAGATAGACATGGTCTTCATCGGCCAGTCGGACACCAGCGTGATCTCCAGAGACTCCCTGGCGGTGGCGTACACGATGCGCCAGGAGGCCTCCAGGATCGTCCCTGTCACGGACTTCAGCCAGGCCATCCACGAACTGGCAGACCCATCCCTGATGGAGTCCTATGGCGACCCGGACACCGAGTGGGACACCGCGCTCGACGTGCTGAAGCGCTTTCGCGTCAGGGCCCTGTACCTGGATACGCTGCACGTCGCCAAGCAAAACATTCGCGCCGAGTCCAAACTTGAGGACGCGCTGGAGTTTCTACAGCACCGTTCAACCGAGTGCCTTGGGATTGTTCGCGGCACGATCGGCTCCCAAGGTCGCTTCGTTGACGCGATCGACTCCATCGTCGGCCAACCGGTCGACGGTGCCGATAACTGGATCGATTCGATTATGAAAGAACGTAAACCCCAGCGCCCCATCTCTACTGGCGTCTACGCGATGGACCTGGACTGCGGTGGAGGCGTCATGCCGCACGGCCCTGCGCAGCACAAGTATCGCATGCTGCTGCTGGCTGCTAGGCCCGCAGTCGGCAAGACGGCCCTGGCCTCGCACGCTGCCACATCGATCGTCCTTGGTGGCGCGACGGTCGCCTTCATCTCCGCCGAGCTCGAAAGAGAGGCGACGGAGGCACGCCTGTTTGCATCGCTGGTCAGGAAGACGGTTGGAGTTTCCGGCGTCCACTGGTCCAACGCTTCTGACGGTATTGGCTACGTGGATGCAACCGAACTGATCTACCACAGGCTGCTGCCGAAGCCCGGCCTCGAGAGGGTACTCATGGCGATGGCTGAAGAGATGAAGGCGTCCGGTGGCCGGCTTCTGACGGAGGCGCCTCAGAAGCCGTGCGCACATGCCATAGCACAGTCGATCAGGGTGATCAAGGCACGTCGTCCAGAGCTGCGTGTGGTCGTCATCGACCACTTCCATGCGATCAAGCGACACAAGGGCGCCCCGAGGGACGAGACGGCGATGCTGTCAGAGCGCGCCGAGATCCTGGACGCTGTCTGCAAAGAATTAGCCGTCGACCTGATCCTGACCTGCCAAATGAATAGGGAAAAGCTGGATGATGCCACGTACTGGGCAAAAGGACAAGAGCCACCGCCACCAACGCAGTCACAGATCAGAGGCACCGACGTGCTTGCGCATAATGCGCACTGCGTCTGGCTGTGCAGGAAGCGCCCAGTACAGGGCGGAGAACCGTCCGAAAACATGATAGAAATCTGGCACGATAAGGTCAGGGAGGGCCAGATAATCTGGGGTAGCGACGCCAGCGGGAACCCTACCATGAGACCCGTCAGAGGCGGAAGCGTGGACCGTTCGATCATCCAGATCGACTACAACACGTGCACCCTCAAGGGCGACGATACCATCAATCATCCCGCCGTTGTGAAGGCCAGGAGGCTGTTGAATTGAGAGCTTTTCTGTTCAGGGCCGTCGGATCGATCTTTGGGTCGTTGATCCTGCTGCTGATCATGCTGCATCGCGCGGTCTCTGCAGTCACGTCACTCTTCTTCGGTGCGCTAATTGCTGGCATCCAGGCGTTTGCCAAGTGGCTGATGTTCGCCCTGGATCGAGAGAGGGCTGAACACTCGCGATTGCTTGCCGAGCAGAGCCAAGACCTGTCGGAACTCGGCGTGATCCAGCAGGCCTCCGTTATCAGGGACGACGCCATCCAGCGTCGCCTCTGGACGGTCGGCCACACGGTGGCCCTGAACCAGATCGGGATGGTCCTGGTAAACCAGCACGGCTGGGAGCCGGCCCGGGTGCACGCCTACCTACGCGGCGTCGTGGAGAGCATCCCAGGTCTGTCCTATGACGCTGGTGAGGATGAGGAGTCCGGCGGCGAAGAGGCGTCCGTATAGCCGCCCAGGGCCTTCACCAGACCGTCGTGGCTGACGTAGAGTCCGACTCCGGCGCCACCTTCGAACAAAGGGCGGACGTAGTACATGAGGCGTCCAGTCTTGGGATTGATATGCTGAGTCGCGGGCAGCGCTACGCCAGTGCTGACGATCCTATGGCCGTCAAACATGTACCCAGGCAGAAACCACAGGATTACTTGCGAATGATCCACAACCAGCCATCCGAATTTGAACTGATCAACCAGCGCTTCAACAGGTTCTTGCGCGTGTAGCGCTGGTTCTTCCCGTCAGTTGGCCCTGTCTTCACATAACCGCCATTCACGACGTCCATCTCGCCGAATGGATCATGCACGTGGAAGTACTTAGAGTCGTAGCCAATCACGTCGATCCAATGCCCGCCGCCGACAGGATTGGAAACATGCCCCTTGTGCAGTACGCCGATGGGCACGTCTACAAGATCGTCCAGCAGGCTCAGTAGAAGCTTTTCACTGCCATTGGTCCTGAATTCAGCCTTCAGCCCAAGATGTGCAAGCGCCGCCTGGTGCGCCTGCTGAGACACGGTGTCGCCGAAGCGATTGACAACCTTGAGATAGTCGTCGTCGTCCTTGATTATATCCGGAGCAATGCGTTTCACCCTGGATGCAATAGCGCTGGCCTGACACATCCGCTGGCCCTGTCCCGTCTTGCTGTCTGACTGGTAGAAGTAAGGCACCGCCAGCGGAAACTTTGGTCTGACCTGCTTGCGCCAATTCCTGGTGAATTCCTCGGCTTGTTGCGGTGTCAGCGAAGCGTCAAGCTTTTTGAGCGCGTCAATCTGATGCGGCAGTCCTTCAAAGTGCAGGACGGCATTGTATAGGCTTGCGCGAGTTTGTGCAGCGGGCATTGCCTTGATCAGCTTGCTGGCATAGTCTGGGTCCGTAGCATATCCTTCCGACTGGAGCATCCTCGCTGCATCTTCTGCACTTGCCGCATTATTAACGCCCTTATACCCCTTGTAGTCCTTATACCACTTTTCAACCAGGTAGCGTATGCACTCTTCCTGCGACTCGAATTCCTTGAAATTGTCTGTGATTGTAATCGGAACGCCGTTCTCGTACTCGGTTGTTTCCGCAGGAGTTCCTGTTGAACTCTTGAGCCCAAACAGATTGTTTCGCGCAGCAAGATACTTGCCCCCACCGGACTCGACCTGCCACTGGGCCCTTACGAGCTCAGGCCATCTTGCGCCGTACTTCAGGGCAAGTTCCGCTACTTGGTCTCCAGTCAACAATTGGAGTCACCCTGGGTAGTGTGGGAGCAATCCTTGGATTGCTGTGGTTTTGGCATGGCGGCGTTGTGCCGCGAGCGACGATGTATGTGACGATGATCGCCGCGATTGGAATGACTATCGATTTCAGGCCTTCGTAGCCGGCGCTCGATACCGCGCGGTTGGAGTCCATTGCTGCCTCTAGGCTTGATTGCTTTGCCTGCAGGGTCGACAGTGCGCTCGCGAGCACCTGGAGCTGCTCCTGCGTTGCCAGGTGAGTCTTGCTGTTGAGCTCAATCAGGCCCTCGAGCTTGCCCAATCTGTGGTACAGGTCGGCCGCGTCAATCCTGGATACCTCTTCCCTGGTCAGTCCCTCGCTCATTGGATGAACACCTTTGCGGCGGCGACGATTGGGTCGTACAGTCTTGTGACGATTCGCACCTCTGACGCTTTTGCGCGGCGACCGGTTTCGCGCTGAATGCCGCGAGCAATGAGCTCGTAGACTTCATAGCCGTCGGCATTAGTCAGCATGCCTGGCATCGAGCGATCGATGTACTGAAAGATGCCAGGCAGGTATGGTCTAAGTGCTGCTTCCTCCGACTGAAGCAGTCCGCTGATTTTCCGCACAAGCTTTTTCGCCGGACGCGAAAAAGTCGTAAGCCTGAAAAACTTGGAAGGCATGATCATCATCCCATCGGCTCCGGATTGTTTCGGGGGTCGTCGTCCTGCTTTTTTCTGGGTACCGGCACCTTCCTCTCGGTCGGTTTCTTTTCTGATCCTCTACCGCTCAGCGGCGAATCAGCCAGCCAGGCGAATAGCACCATCGGCACCTGGTTCGACACCTCAATCAGCGCAGCACGTTCTGCAATACATGCGTTAGATGCAGTTGCGCTACAACGCACTACGTCGTACACCGAGGTTGCGATAGTCACGGTATAGACCACCAAGACAAACCTGATGACCATCCCGGCGAACGGATGCTCCATGCCTGGCCTGGCGGGGACTCCTTAGTCTTCCGCATCAGTGTGGTAAGATAGGCTTGTACCCCTTGGCGCGAACAGGATGAGAGACGCGATGCCACTGGAGGGAGAGCTACTAAGAATCCTCGGCGAGACCTTTCGCGTGGACAGCGAGGGCCCGAGCGGCCTGGTCTATGCGGTAGCGAGGGGTAAGATGAGGCCGGGCGACCCTGCCGGGACCCTTCGAAAGGATGGCTATTGGCAGGTCCGCTTTCAATTCAGGCTATATCAAAACCATCGTATCGTCTGGGCGCTATACAACGGCGGGAACCCTGGCAGTCTAGAGATCGATCACGTCAATGGCAAGCCATGGGACAATAGGCCGGAGAACCTTAGACTGGCTAGTCACGCGGAGAACAATAGGAACAGGGTAAACTTGCAGAGCAATAACTCCTCCGGCTTCACTGGTATCAGGCTGTACCACGGAAAGTGGCGGGTGAGAATCAAGAAGAATGGCAGGGAGGAATATATTGGCAGTTTCTCCTCCGTCGACGAAGCCATCGCCGCGAGGCGCTGCGCGGAGCTACGCTTCTTCGGCGAGTTCGCGCCAGTCAGGGAGTGCTGATTACTTCCTGGGCTTGGACTTGCGGGTGCCTTTACCTGACGCCAGCCGGCCGTTGTCGCCATGCCCGTTTCGAGCCCTGTTCTTTGATGGATCCTCGAGTTTGAAGCCACCGCCTTTGGTGTGGCTGACATCGGGGCCCGACTTGCCCATCAACCCACGCGCCCGCCTTTCAGCAGCAAGTTCCGCCCGATACTCCTTGCGATCCGGCCTGGCGTTGCGCTTCTTGTCGTAGGCGAGCTTCTTCTTGTACGCCTCAGGGTTGTTGGCGTAGAAGCTTGCGGTGGAGCGCTTCTTTTTCTGTGGCATTGACGGAGTGTTTTACATAGTATTCCTTTTACCGAGTTCAGCCGCTAACAGAACGCCACTCACCACCAGAGAATGCGCGACATTCGGCGTTCTCCCACGCGCCCCTCGCCGTACTCCATCTCATCAGAGATCCCGGCCTCCATTCGTCCAGATTACTGTCGTACCAGTACAGTATTGTGCTACCTGTCGCCGTCGAGACCCATTCTGCCGGCCACACGAGGGCTGTATCACCACCGAATGCTGCGATGGCATCGCATTCCGCAATCCATACGGCATACTCGGTCGACCTGTTTGCACCACTGTGAGTAGCGACTGCACTGCCGTGAGCCGCCCACGCGGCGCTTCCCGGCGAAGACTGGTAGCCAGTCCATATCGCTAGTTGATGCACCCGTCCCGCGTATTGGCCGCCGACTATTGCAGCCTGATCCCCTGCCCACGACGGCGCAGCGCTTCCGGCCCCTCCCCATACCGCCGCGATCGGTGTCGTCTCCGAGCCGGCAGAACTAGACGTCGCCCCTCCTATGGCCGACCATTGCCCTGCTGATGCAGCAGTTCCTGGGCCGACGTATTCGCCAAGACCGTTACTCGTGGACACGGCCGTCCAATTAGCCTGAGTGGTATCTGCCTCTGTGCCACTGAAGGACGACGACGCGCCGCCGGCAACGCTCCACGTGCCGCTCGAAGTTGTGGTACTCCCGCCCGCGTATCCAGCGTTGGAGGACACGCCAGCAGTCCAACTCGCTTGGGCGACACTGGCATCTCCAGTAGCGCTGTACTCAGCTATCCCAGCCCCTGCGCTATTCCACTCTGCGGCATTGACGTTCAAATCGATTGGCAGGTATGCCGCTGAGACCGATACAGAGGCCTGCCATGCGCCACTGCCAGTGTCGGCTTCGCTGCCAGGGCTCGGCGCCAATGCGGATCCGGATGCCTGCGTGGAGCCGGCGACTACCGTGCCAGCAGTGCCTCCGTATTCACCCGTGGAGCCAGTACCACCATTGGCGACCCATTCGCCGACGGTGATTGCACCCGACTCCCCGCCCCACGCCGACAGGCAATCGCCACGCGTGACCCACTCGGCCTGCTCTGTTCCACCTGCTACTCCTGTGCAGACTGCCAGCGCAGAGCCGTTGGCCTCGTATTCGCAGCTCGATGTATTGCTTGATGTACCCCCGTGGCTTCCGACGGCAGTAGCGCTGGCTTCCCATACTGCATCCTGAGCCGCCGTGTCCCCGCCTGAATAGACGCCAGTGTTCCCTGTTCCACCAGCGGCTGCGTATGTTCCTGTCGTCGTTTCGACAACCGCGCCAGTGTAGTCAGCGATAGCGCCGCCGCTTGCTGTGTTAGTCCCTGGTGCGGTTTCGCATGTCGAGCCAGTATGTTGCGAACCCGCAGTGCCAGTAGCTGTGTTAGATGCAGCGGTTGCCGCATTGCTCGCGCCCTCGTATCCGCCAGTACCGCTTAAGATGACGGACCACGTTCCGCCGACCGCTTCGCCCTGGGAGCCGTCGTACCGAGCAGTGGCCGCTCCGTCTCCCAAGTAAGAGCCGGCCGTCGTGGTGTTGACGGAACCTATGTGGCCTGCCGTCGCCGCGCCCGTAGCGGCGTGAGTACCATGCGCCGTCGTTGTACCAGGGCCCAGATAGTCGCCGGAGGCCGATGCCGATCCGGTCCATCCTGCCGCCGTTGTTGCCGTCGCCGCGCTAGTCCAGCTCGCGGATGCGGTGCCAGTCGCCGCGTTGATGGCCGCAGCAACGCTAGTGCCTGGCCCGGCGTGGGCTGCTGTTGCGCTGGCCAAGGCCGCCCAAGAGGACGCCGTCGTTGCTGCGGTGCCACCGACATAATCTCCAGTGGCATTGACAGCACTACTGGCTGTCCATTGGCCTTGCGTTGTCGATGAGGATGCGACTGAATACCCCGCCGTACCGGCCCCGGCCGCACTCACGCTTCCGACGGTCGTGGAGGCCGTAGCACCGGAATACTGCGCAACTACGCTGCCGTCAAGCGCATCAATGCGCCCAAACAGCGATTCAGCTACATCACTCCAGGCGCCAGGGCGAACCGGCGCAGTGGTCGCAGCAAAGTTGCGCCGATTGGATCGGGTGAGGATGCCACGCCGCGCCCGTAGGGCCATGGCTTACCCCTCCGCGATCTCCAGGATCAGGGTCGGTGTAGGTGACGTGGTTGAATCAGTGTTGCAGGCGACAAACAATGCAGAGGTATCGAATACCTGCGGCATCCCGGTCAGATCAGGGCCAAATACCATGTACTGGTTCGCCTGCAGCCTTCCTGCCCAAATCCGGCGCAGCACCATTGCCGTGACTTGACCCGCTGCAGAAGAAATGCCGTTCAGCTTGTAGCCTTCCAGCATGCGGGTGCCGTAGTCACCAGAAGCCCACGGCATCCGCATCATGGAGTTGATAACGCGGTTCTGCGTGCTGATGTTGCCCGTATTGGCTCCAGCATTGTTGTCCTGATCGGTGTAGTCAACTGATGCCGTGTGAGCATGGTTGGACCAGGCAACGTTGGACTGCAGCCACAGCTCCGTTTCATTCCATGCTGGGTTGACACCACCGCCATCAAGCGGCAGCCTGCCCGAAAAGTCTGGCTGCGACGACAGGGTGACAGTCGTGGTTCCCGTCGTGGGAATCACCGTGCCGCCAGCCCAGAACAGCAGATCAAACAGGAACAGTGTGCAGGCCACATTGCTGTAAGCCTCCACCCGGCTCAGATAACCTTTGTTGCTGCCCTGGAACGTCTGGATCGCGGGGAACCCGGTCGTTGCATCAGTTGGCACAACGCCGTTGGTTGTCTGCGACGGCGACAACGACCCGGCAGCCGGAAAGCCGGCACGGTCAATCAGTGTAGACTCCCGGCCCGCAACCGTCGTCACGGTGTTGGTTTTGGCGAGCTGGATGTGCTGTTTGTAGGCCCCGATGTACTGATCAAAGGTTGTGATCGCCATTATCAGTTATTGATGTAGAATGGCGCAGTCTCATCCGTAGCAAAAGTTCCATTGGTTGCGGTAACATCTTGACCGAAGTCCAGCGTCGCAATCAATTCGTCGGCAGACGCGGCGCCACCCCTGGCCCTGCGCACCACGCCGTAGCGAGCAGTAAAGCTTGCCGAAGCCCAGCTAGGCTCAGAGAAGCTGATACTGGTTCGGTCGTTGGCGTTATCAGTGGTGATTGTCATTGTGACAATTTCACCGCCAGTGGTGTAACCGTTGCCATTGGCTACCTGGTTGGTCACATCGTCGAACCGATTATGGTCCTTGTTTGGCGTGTATGCCGACGTGTGCAGTGTCATCCTGAACTCGTGAGTTCCGGGAATCAGGTTGCCGGCCGCCAGGTCAGCGATGAAGTTGTTCTGTAGATGGGAAGCCATGTGTCAGGATGCAGCAAAGCCGGGTGCCTTCTTAGTATTCCGCTCACCCTGGCTACAGAGGCAACTTGTCTATGTTGATCCAGTATCAAGCCACAGGATGGAGGTGTTCTCGGGTGGCTCTGGCCCGATATGTATGCCAGGGTCCCCTCTCTCCCCTTTAACCGCGCTTGTCATCGCCGCAGTTGGCTCGATGGTTCCACTTGACGGGCTTATCTCGATCGGAATCGGCTGCCCTGACGAGACAAATCGAATCGGTATTGGATTGTCAGCCATTTTCGGTAATGGTTACGTCCTTCCCGACGGAGACTATGAACGTTTCAGTCGACTTAATAAATCCGTCGGATTCACGTGTGAACTGGACATCTGCCTCGTGGTCACCAAGCGGCCATCCGGCCGTATCGGCGGCGAACAGCCTAAGCACTCGAGTATTCTCCGCTGGGGTACCCCAGGACGTGCTAAGTTCCGCTACAAGCCTTCCTTTCGTGTTGCGGATCTGCGATGCGACTGTCCAGCCCACAAAGTACCCATCCTCGTACTCGTCGGCTGGTAGCTCAAGATACCACTCGAACGTATCACCTCGTTTGTGTGAAATGGTGGCAGCCACTGCGCGTCCTCTTTACCGTTTAGTGTTCCCTAGAGAAGGGAACCATCGAGATTCTTCTGCCCAGGTTCGTAGCCGGGCTCTCCAAGCGACCCGTCGGAGACAGGATCAGAGATCTGACGTCTGCTGGTCCTTGGGTGGCTTGCCAGAATGTCCCGGTCCAGGTTTGTTCCGTCATCCAGGATCCGGGGCCCTTGGCTATACGTCACTTCCATCGACTTCCTCGAACGGCATCCAGGTCAGCGCAGACTCGAACTCAGGGGTCGTCGGATCGTCGTGCTCGTAGCGACCATCCTCGAGGCGCGGCTGATCGAAGATCCATTCGGAGCCGTCTGGGGCGGTGATGCGGTCAAAGCGCTTTGCCTTCTTGGGCGGCGCCCATTTATCGGGATACAGGAAGCGCGGTTCGGCTTTCTTCAGCGTATCCACGATTGCCTGCTTGTTCATCGATGCGCTGACCGGAGCACCGATCTTCCGGCCGTATTCAATCAGCTCAGCCTTGCTCATGAACTCGAGTTCGGTCGGCTGCTTTTCTTCGATCTGCTCGTCGGCTTCAAAGGTGTCGTCTTCAACCCCTGGCACCAGTACCTCTTCGGCGGCTGGTTCGGGGCTGGGCGCGGGATCGGGCTCTTCCTGCTCTTGGGGCTCGGTCTGGGTATCGCTCTCTTCCTCTTTGGGCTTGTTCCCACGCTCCCAACCGAGGCCTTCCAGCTCTGATGCTTCCTGCAGGTAGAACACCCGACGGCGAAGGACTCTGCCGTCTTCGAGTTCTTTACGGTAGTAGACCGGTGCGCCGTAGATGTGCATGTCGACTGGATATGTTCTGGGGTAGTATACCTACACAGAAGCCCGCTGTTTAGGCGGGCCAGTGTGCGCCTTTAGCGATCAGACGCGATCAAGGTAGACGCTGAAGCCGGTGATGGCGCCAGCAGTGCCGGTACCGGCGGACCCAGCGACATAGGCCATCCTCACATTCCGGATGCCATCAAATTTGGCGCCACGGAGGTGGTCGATGTAGACGCCGTTGGCATCAGCATTGGCCAGGTCGGCCTGCGTGATGGTGAAGAACACCGCGTTGGAATCATCGGCATCCTGCAGTTGGATACTGGCTCCGGTGCCATTGCCGGTAGGGGCCACCACAGTGGCGTCGAGCACGATCAGGCGGATGGTGCCAACGGTGCCCAGGTCGTAGCCCAGGTCCTTGGCTTGAGTGGTGATCTGGGAGTTCGCGTCGAGATGAAAGCCCTCGCGAATCGGATAAGTAGAGCGAGCAGTCATTGGAGTAGTAGCGGAGAACGACGATGTGCCTCGTAGAGGTTAGGCCCCATCACTATATTATTCCGAGTCACGGGCGCGTGCCGGTCTTTTATTGGGAGCCGCTGGCAGGCGGCTCGGACGCAGCCGTACCATGACAGGTCAGGTCGTCGGTTCGCTAAGGCACAAAGTTCAGGGTTTGGGGTGTAAACCGCGAAGCCCCTGGCAGCACAGCGTTGATGGCATCCACTGGTAAGCCGAACCACCGCAGCAGCGTAGCGTAATACTGATCCGTGCTGATCTGCGGAATAAAAATGTTGCCGCTGTCGTCAGCAACGTGTTCGCCGGTAGGGGCGTAATTCGGCTCAGGGCCATACATGCCTCCAATGACTGGCCCGCCCATCACAAACTGATGGCCCGCCCATGCGTGGTCTGTACCTGCGTTGCTGTTGCCACGGAATGTGCGGCCAAATTCGCTCTGTGTGCAAAGCACCGCGCTGTTCGTAAGCCCCATGGCGTTGATGGCCGCTGCCATCGCTGCCATAGAATTGTTGAGGCCGAGAATCAGCGGATCATGCTGAGGCCGCAGGTTTGCATGGTGATCCCAGCCGCCGATTGGCACAAAAGCGACTAGTCGCCTGATGCCAAGTGCCTGATTCTGTTGGGCTGTGTAGATCGCCTGGGCTATCGGGCGGAGCTGCGGCGCAGGGGCCAGAGCATCAGATACAGCTTGGGGCAATGCGCGAAGCTGGCCTTGAATAAACCCAGGAGCCGCTAGGTTTTTTTGTGCCTGACGCTTCCAGCCCTGCCTAATGCGGTTGGCGTCAACAGCAGCAGGCAGCCCAGCACCTTCGGCCTCGGTGAAAAGCTCTCGCAGGCGAGTTGCCTGGCTGGAGCCATACCCAAATGCTCCGGGCCTGGCTTCCACTGGCAGCGCTACAGAGCCGTCAGGCGGAAATGCCCTTTGTTGCCGACTGAGGCCACCGATGGATACACAGCTCAGCATCAGATCGTTGTCTGCTGCTGCAGTTGGCACGTTCCAGACTCCCTCAAGGAGCGAAGCGAGTCGCCCCATCCAGCCAGTAGTCCGAGCTACTGAGCGAAACTCCAGGCCGTCCTGCCACTGCTCCCACTGCGCGTCATGCGCTCCAAGAAACTGCGGTTCGTACCGGCTCGGCTGTTCACGTAGTTGCGTCCTGGTGGCGGGTTCGTTCAGGATGCCTACATGACGCAGCACAGCCAATCTGTTTGCGTTCCACTGATCTCGGAAATAGCCCATATTTGGGTGCAATCCCCATGCGCTATTTCCATTCAGAGAAAGCAGTTCCGATTGCTCAATGCGCAAGCCACCGGGGCGGGCTTCATTGTACCGGCTCAGATTGTTCCCGCTACGTGGGACTAACTCATTGTGCGAATCGCGGCCACCAAAGGCAAAGAAGCAGATGATAACCTTAAAGTCACTTGGGCGGAGTGGCGCCAGAGACGCCTTGAGTTCAGGTGAGAAAGTCATGGCAATCACTGGCGATAGAAGTCTGGGGAATTGATCAGGGTCTGTGCGACCAAGCCGACACGGTTTTCACCGCTTAAAGGCGTGATTGCCGTGATAATTTCCTGTTGCCGATTAGCGGGTGTACGCCCGCCGGTCAGCAGCAGATCAAGCCTGTTTACCAGAGCCGCCGGTGTACTGGTCGGCAACCAGTCATACGTGATTGGAGCCAAGCTGCCAACCAAAATCGGCTGGTCAACCGCAGATCGGTTAATCGTGCGGTATGCGTTTGGCCCGAAGCTGATCAGCCGCTCCAGCACTCTGCTGACGCTACTTAGGCGGCCAGGCGTATAAAGGATTGATTCTGGAGACAGGATTTCAGTGTCCCCTGGCATTGTCCCGTCAGGCGGGTAGTGTCCAAAAATTGATGGCGCCCTGGTGGGATAAACACCGAGCAACACCTGAGCGTCCCAGTCATCATCATCCCGCTCCGTAACAAATAGGAATCCAGCCTGCTTGTTACTAGGAGCAACAGCAGGGGCCATCCCATTTTGATTTCCGGGCCCACGGTAGAAGCAGGCAACTTCGTTTCGGTCGCTGGTATGATGAGACGTAAATCCGAGCGGGCGAATCAGGCCGGTAAACAGTTCATACGGATCACGCAGCCTGCCAAAATTGGCAGCATTGGTGCGGGTGCCTGTTCTCACTTCTGGATCAAACAGAATTGCTTTCCACACAGCGGCCATTTGCTGCGGGTTGTCTACGTTGTCGCGGAACACCCGAACAACCCGAGACACGTAGCCCGGTGATGGATTGGCTGTAGTAGCGAAACGAATCAGCCGTGTGCAGACATAGGGTGCAGTGCTGGGATGGTTGACCAGCGCTTTCGTGACCAGGCGGATTTCAGTCTCTGGATCAGTGCCAGCAGGGATGTTGATGTTGAATCGCGGGATTGAAACCGCACCAAAATCATGCAGTCCTGCAGAGATTTTAAGGCGCGGATAGGAGCCGGCGAAGCTGATGTGCTGCTCTTCGACAAGCCCCGCGCTGACCATGGCGGACGTGCCATCAGCCGTTGCCAGAAACACCTCTCCGACAGCCGGAGTGCTGTCGGCACCTATGGACGCGAACGCAGCGCCATTGCTGACGCTGGCAATCCGATACCGTTTGCCCGCTTCAACACGGCTGAGGGGCTTGCGATAGCCGTAGTTAGTGAATCGAACGTCAATCTCGTTTGAGCGGCTAACGCGGTCGTTGCCAGAAACACCTCTAAAGTGTGCACCGAAATGATCCCTAATCCATCTTTGATCCGTGGTCAGCGAGAAGCCGGCACGGAAAATCTCAGGAGCTGGATCCTGGTAGTAAACCTGCTCATTCAGCAACCACGGATGCACCAGTCCGGTGTAGACCTTGGAAAGCTCAACAATATCCTGGTTGACATAATTGGGCACTCGCTGACCGCTCTGATCGAGCAACGGCACACCGCCGTCGTTGAGCGACCAAATGCCCATGGTCATTAGTTGCACGATTTCTCGCGCGAAGTTTTGATCGGCCTGCGGCCCACGCGCATTTGCGTAATGGGTCAACATTTTGGCCATTGGGAAAGAGTACGTTACTTCTTCCAGGAAGTCGGCGTAGTTGCCGAATACGTGGCGGGAGATCAGTTCGTACCAGGCTGGACCGTCATACCTAGTCCGCTCTACACCTCCGCCAGGAATTGAAGTCACAATGAACTTCGACATAATCCACGACAGCCGCAGCATCAGCGATTTCTGCGGCGCCCTGGGAGCAGCAGCACTTGTTGGGTTGCACAATCCACCAACAGGCGGGTTGTTGTAAAGTAAGCCCGTGTCAATCATTCGATAGTTATACCATTGCCGCTGCGGTCTGTCGGCGTGACCCTCGCCAGAGTCGATGCCCTCGTTTGAGAACGCTTCGCCACGGGGAAGCGTCATCCATGAGTTGACCTGAGCGATCCAGCCCGGTTTCCTGGTGAACTTGCCACTGGCGCCCGGTGTCCATTCGGCAAATTGGCTGCCGTCATAACTGGCTGCAACCTGAGCATCGAACCAGCTTTCTGCGTTGTTGGACGCTGCCAGCGTAGTGATTTCGCTTAGCGTTGGCCCCATGGTGGCGGTGCGCAGAAACTGCGCCGCATCGGCTTCGCCCTGAATTGAAAAATCCAGTGCTGTTGTTGGCTGCTCTTGCGCAACGAACACCACATCGACAAAGTAGTTCTGATTGGCAAAGATGGCGTTCGGACGAGCGTTTACAGTGCCGCCGTAACGACCGGCCTGGACAGGAGCCGTCAAGCTTCCGTTTGTGATTGCGGAAGCAAATCCGTTGTTGGTCGCCGTGTAGAAACGGTTGATGTTTACGCTTGCCGTGTAGACAGTCCCTGCACGAACCTGGATTGGAGTCGAAAACGCCTGCTCCTGCCAGCCAGATGCAGTTTCGTTGGCAAATGCAACAGATCCAAGCTGCGCACTGTCAGTCCACAACTTGCCGGTGCGAGTGCCGGTTTCACCAGCGCTCTTGAAGAAACGAATTGCGGTAATCAGACCATCAACAGCAGTTGTGAATCGAACACCAACCTCCCACGGTTGGTTATCACTGCGATTCAGGTCAACCGGAACTTGGGTGGTGAGAATGGTCTGTCTGGCAGTTGGCGGGGTAGCAGGGGCAACGTTCACGGTCACGCTGACAGAGGCGGAAGCCGCTTTCCCATCGGTGACGGTGTAGACGAAACTTGCGGCGCCACTAAAGCCAGCAGCGGGCGTAAACGTAACGGTACCGTCCGCATTGAGCACCACTGCTCCACCAGTGCCGCTGGCAACGCTGGCGATCCTGAGCACATCGCCGGGATCAGCGTCACTGTCGTTTGCGAGTAGCTGAGCCGCTGAGTAAGTGACCCGGGTATCCTGAGTAGCGGCCAGCGTGTCAGCACCGCCTACGGGGACTTTGTTCTGGAGGGCTTCAAGCTCCCTGATGCGTTCTTGGGCCGCCGCAAGCTCGGCCTCGAGTTCCGCGATTTCGGTGTTTGCTGCGTCGAGATCAGCAATGCGGGCGGCGAGCGTAGCCTCTGTTGCCTGCGCCTCAGAGAGGCTTGACTGAATGAACTGGATCAGATCGGAAGCCATTGGAATGAGTCAGGAAACAGAACGAGTGCGGCAACTAGAGAGATAAGCCTCTCGGGAATATCCAACCTGCAGCAGGGCGAGTCGGCTCGGGGCCGGGCCCGGATGGGGCATCGAACGCAACTCGGTCAAGCTGCTCAGTGCCACCAAGGTCGGGAGCAAAACTTGACAGGGTTTCAGTCGCAGCGGGTCTGGTGCTGATTCCTGCTGCTGGTGTAATGGATTCAGGCATCAGACGGTCCTCGCAAGCACGAGTGCAGAAGGTTGCCCGGCAACGCCAGCGCCGTTGGCTCGGGAAAGAACCTCATACTCTTCGACGCCAGCGGTAACGGTCAGTGTGTCCTGAACCGACCAGGTGTTGACAGCCCTGGAAGCGAAGATCCCAAAGTCGTCTGGCATCGTGCTAGAAAGAACCGATTGAAGCTGGAGTCCCGTATAAACAGGAGAGAACCCGGCAGCAAATGCCGGGTTCCCAGCGGTTGTCGCGTATGGGAGCGCCAATCCCGATTCTGGAGAAGATGCGCCAAAAACGTTGTTAGGGCTGTTTGAAACTGCGCCAAAGAAAGCAAATTTGCTGATTGGAATTTCGTCGTTGTAGTTGTTGTTTACAAGAGTGCTACCATAGTTCACGCATCCATCCAGGAAGGCCCTTCTGCATCTGAAAAGCGTTGAAAATCGAACGCCCGCTGTCGTGGTTGCTAGCTCTGTGGACACTCTTAGAAGACCGTTGTGATAGCCCCTGTCAAGGTCAGCCCACGACTGAAAAGTGACGCCAGGACTGTCAATGCAAAACGGCAAGCTATTGGAACCGCTCCGCAACAGGAAAAAGGTCATGTTGCTCGACGTGTAACGGGTCAGCGTTACGGTCGTGTTTGTGGCCAGTGCAAGAAGCTGCACGTGGTTTGTCGTGGCGTTGGTCGTAGTGGCATAGAAGTCCAGATACTGCGTCCCGCTGGGGATGTCGCTGGCAGCGTTCCACCCGCTTGCGTTGCTGTAGAACACACCGCCAGTAGTGAACTGGAACCAGTAATAGGTTGTGCCATACGTCTTGGCTGCGTTGTATGCAACGGCAAGGACACGGTTCTCAATGGAGCCCGACAGGAAGGCGTCGTGCCATTCGGTCATCAGGCCAGCATCAATAAATGCCGAGCGGAATATGTCTGCCAGCCCTGATGCGGTCCAGGTGGCGGTAGCGGTGTAGGTCTGCTTGGTGACGGCCATGATCAGGGTTGGATTTGGATGTGGGTAATGGTCACGGTGAAATCCCCAGTGGCCCCGTCATTCGTGACCCTGACAGGGTAGGAGGTAGTCGGTGTCGTCTCAGCGTTTGCAGCAATAGGCTTGTTAGACGGCACCGCTGTTGCCGCTCCAGTAGTGATGACCTCAGCGATCACGCCATCATCAGGACCGGGATCGGCCGTTCGTAGTCGTGACGCGTCGGCGGCACTTGCGGCTGCGCTGTCATAGAGCCTCACCCATCCGGCGCGGTTTGTCTCGATGCTCAGGATCGTGCAGGCCCTCGGCAGCGTGATTGTGCCGGTGCCAGTGGCGCCGCCAGCCAAAGCCGTCAGGGTCACGGAGGCGGTGCTGCGCTGCACGACGCCGCCCGACTGCGGATCTTCCCATGTGATTCCGCCTTCTCCATCTGCTGCCGGCACCTGTCCCTGTGCCGCATCACCACTGCCAAGTTCCGTAAGCTCGTCTCCGGGCTGCAGTCCCGACTCAATCGTTCCCTCGCCAACGAGATCCAGCGTGCCGGAAAAAGGGTTAAATCGATAGGCCATCAGATCAGCTCCAGGTCTCGCTGATTAGCTTATCGCTTCCGTCATAGGCAAGCGTTTGCACCGCAACCACCTCACCCGCAGCGCCACCGCTCTTGTAGGTCACGGTGGTCAGGTTGCCGCCGGAGTACGAGAACTGGCGGTAGTCCCATGGGGGAATCGAGTTTCCGCCGCTGCTGACGGTTCCACTGATTTGATCGCGAATGTCGCGAACGATCTGACCAAGGGTTTCGGACATTGCACGGGTCGATCTACACTCTAGTATACCGGCATGGGAGGGACGATATACTGTGTTAAGGAGCCAGTCGAGCAGGTGCCGAAACAAAAGGGATCCGAGCGCATGTCAGACAGTCCAGGCCGATTTCGTGCCTATACTAAGCATCATTCCGTCTCGGTCTATACGGGCACCGGCTGGAAGCCTGGCGCCGTCGTCGCCTGCTACCCAGACCGCTGCATCATCGAACTTGTGAACGAACGCCGGACGGTCGTCTGCTATGACGCGAGGAACATCCGTGAGCGCTGAACTGAGCCGGATCAGCCGGCTGATTCTCGAGCCGGACTACGTGCTGCAGATCCCCCTTCCAATGGCTTTCAAGCAAAGACCCAGGCTGACCAAGTCTGGCCACGCCTACATGGACACTGCGTATAAGAATGCGCGCAAGGAGTTCAGGGATCACCTCAAGGCACAATGGCCGAGGCCGATGCTCGAGGGCCCGGTTGGGCTCTACTTGAGGGTCCAGGGAGAAGCAAGGGGCGACGCGGACAACCTGGCCGGTTTCTTTATGGACGCCGCCGCTCCGCTGAAGAAGCAGAAAGAGGAGGGTATCCTTTGGGGTGACGACCGCCTGGGCATCATTCCGCTTCTCGTTGTCGACTGGGTCCCAACCTCTCTTGCGGAGTCGGCATGGGAGGCCAGGATCCTGGAGCTAAATGGCTTCAAACGGGAATGACCAGGCCTTGAAGACCCGCCTGGCGTACTCAAGCGACTCCAGCGAGGTGGCCACGTCGTAGCGCCACATGCTGGACCCTGGATGGCGGTAGCGGTACCGGAACATGGCGGGCTGGCTCTGCATATATTGTGCCTATGGCAGCACCAAGCACCGAGGACCTGATGGGCAGGCATGTCTACTTCCAGCCTGAGCCCGAGTATCGCAAGGCGACCGGTGAGTCGCAGAGCGTCCTGAAGCACATCCTGCAGTCACCAGCGCACTACCAGTGCGCCAAGACGCGGAGGTTCTCGCCCACACCCGTGATGGAGCTTGGTACTGCCGTCCACTGCAAGGCCCTGGAGGGCGATGAGGAGTTCGAGAAGCGCTACGTGATGAAGCCCGAAGGGCTGTCGTTGACGACGAAAGAGGGCAAGGCGTGGCGCGCGCAGCAGGAAGGCAGAACGCCGCTCTCGCGGACGGATGCGCTGCGCTCGTGGGATGCCGTGCACGGGATGACGGAGTCGCTTCGGCGGCTGGAGTGGTTCGACCCCGCGCAGCCGGATTACCACAAGTACAACGAGGTCTCGATCTACTGGCGGCAGCAGGACATCGAGTGCAAGGCGCGGGTCGATCGCCTGCTGCTGTTGCCCGATCGCGCCGTGGTGCTGGATCTGAAGACGACGGACTGCGCCGATCCTGACGTCTTCCAGAAAAAAATCTTTGGTGGGCTTAACTACCTGTTTCAATCGGGCTGGTACAGCGAGGGCGTTGCTGCCTGCTATGACCTGCCGACCGAATTCGTCTTCGTTGCGATCGAGCGCGAGGCGCCGTATAACTGCAGCGTTATATCATTAGACGCCGCCGCCGTCGAGGAGTCCTACCGGCAGACGGGCGAAGCCAGGATGCGCCTGCGCCGCTGCCTGGAAGAGAATCGCTGGGACGGACCAGGGGTCCAGTCCACCATGCTGGGACTGCCAAGCTACTACCGCTCTCCCGTTGAAGAGTACATTGGCGACGATTACGACGAAGACATGGAGTCGATCTTCGCTACCCCAGAAGCCTCCTAGGCGTGCTACTGTCTAGCCGGTTACAAAGTCTTTCGCGAACGTCCGCGCAATGATCAAGATTCGTAACGATCAGTTTCGCTATCGCGGCGAAAATCTTCGCCTGGCGGGGTCCCACACGTGGGACACCGTGCAGTCCTTCGGCGGCAGGCTGCGCCCCCTGCGTCAGCTTGTCGGCAACTTCACCCGTCTGTGGAGCGTCGAGGTACCAAGAGTGACCCTGGACGGCCCCCAGCCATGGAGCACCGGGAGGGACGCCATCGTTTCGCCCATGCCCTGGCGCAGGGTCGATGGCAAGTTTGACCTGGAGAAGCTGAACCCAGCATACTTCGACCGCTGGGAACAGGTCGTCAAGTCCACAAGGCGGCAGGGGAAGGTCGCTGGCGTCGTCCTTTTCGATGGAGCGTTTAATCGATTTTTCGGGGCTGACGAGTGGGCCAGACACCCACTGAACCCCAGCAACAATGCACAAGGCGTTGGTCCCTCTGCCGTGAATCTGGTGCACTCCAGGGGGCCGTGGAACCGATACCAGAAGCGGGTGGTGCGTGAGTTGGTGCGACGACTGGAGCCGTTTGACAACGTGATCTATGAGATCGCAAACGAGCCGGACCGCAGTAGCGTGACTACCGGCTGGCAGCGTAAATTTGTTTCATTCGTTCAGAAGTTGACCGACAAGCCGGTTGGAGTCAGTTACGTGACTCGCACCAGTGATGAATGGATGAAGCGCTCCGGCGCCGACTGGTTTGCTCCTGCCAGCCTGGGTGCAAACATCAGTGGACTGGATGGCCCGGTCGTGGCCGATACGGACCACGCCTCGCCGCTGCGAAGCAACGTGGACGGCATCACCGGCGCGTTCCGCAATGGGCAGCCGGTATGGCTGATGGATGGCCTGGAGGGGAGTGTGCTCCGGAATGTCACCTCTCTCCAGGCGGACCGCGACTTCATCACTGGCGTGGCGGCTCCGATCGACTTCGGTCTGTAGCGCGGCCATTGTATGGCACATTGGGGACGCCCGGCCGCCTTGTTCCGCGATGTCCTCCAACGAACCGACCGTGCAGGTCAACAACTCCTTCCCAGTGCTGGGCCTGCTTGGCGCCACCCTGGTGGTCCCGAAGGCGCTCGGCTACATCTCCCTGCCCTGGGTCTGGGTGCTGGCGCCCTTCTGGATCCCCTTCGCCATCCTGGGGGCGGTCGGAGCGGTGGCCTTGCTCCTGCTGGTGATTGCTGCTATCGTCGACAGCAAGTAAGCCGCGACACCAATGCCCGAGTCCATCTACGACCCCCTGTTTCGGGTCGAGCGCCTGGCGGCGACCCCGAACCCGCAGCAGGCCTGCTGGCAGGCGATGCACCAGGACTACAGCGAGAACTTCGTCGCTGACGAGCCCTGTCCTGAGGAGTCAAAGGCCGGCGAGATCTGCGTGAAGCGCCTGCTGGCCGGGGAACGGGGGCACTACGGCCCCCTTGAGCACCCGCAGATCACGTTTGCCACTGGGTTCTTTCCCCACTCGGTGATGCAGCAGGCCCGCACCCACCGGGTCGGGGTGAGCTTCGATGTGCAGTCGATGCGCTATACGGGCGACAGGGTCTATCGGTTCATCCAGGAAAGCAAGGCAGTCTGCCCCCAGGACCTGAGCCTTGATCATCCTTGGTTCACAGCGCTCGAGCGCCTGTTCTACGTCCGCCCCGTCGGCTCCTACGTGGATCGACAGGGCAAGAGGTACTACTACACCAATGAGCGCCGCAAAGAGCGCCTGATTCATTGCTACGACACCGCCATTCGGTACACCCGCGAGATCAATCTCGGAGTGACTGAGGAAGACGCTCGTGGTGTGTTGGCGTTCGACTACCGCCAGCACTTCGTGGTGAGCTTCAGCCTGCGGGCGCTGCTGCACTTCCTCGATCTGCGGGCCAAGCTCGACGCGCAGCTCGAGATCCGTGCCCTGTGCGATCTAATGTGGCCTCATCTCGAGGCTTGGGCGCCCGAGATAGCCGCTTGGTACAAGGAGAGCCGTCTCCACCGCGCCAGGCTGGCGCCGTAGTCGCAAAACGCGGCCGCGCGTGCTAGAATCCGAGGGTCCGCCATTTGCCGCCCCACTCCAGTGACCTGCCCACGCTACGGCTCGTTTGACAACAGCCGGCTGCATGTTGTCACAATGATCAGCAACCCGGTGCGCTTCGGCAGCCGCTATCGTCTGTGGCATGAGTTCAATGAAAGGATGCGCCGAGCGGGTGTCAGCCTTTGGACTGCAGAGCTTCAGCTCGGTTCTCGCCCGTTTGAAATCACCGATCCAAAGAACCCGCGCCACCTTCGGCTTCGTGGTCGAGACGAACTTTGGGCAAAAGAAAACTGCCTGAATATCCTTGTCAGTCGTCTCCCGTCAGACTGGGAGTATGTCGCTTGGATCGACGCCGACGTTGACTTCGTCGGGTGGAAAGAGCCGAGCGACTGGGTGACGGAAGCCATGCACATGCTGCAGGTGTATCAAGTCATTCAACTCTGGCAGACGGCAACCGACCTCGGGCCGAATGGTGAAGCGCTTCAGACGCATCACAGTTTCATGAGCCGCTACATCGAGAGCGGCGCCATTCATCCAGAGACAACATACCACGAGTGGCACCCGGGCTACGCCTGGGCCTGTACGCGAGAGGCCTGGGATGCCATGGGCGGACTCTTCGACGTTGGCGTCGCCGGAGCTGGTGATCGCCACATGGCGCTGGCCTTTATCGGACAAGCATCGCGAAGCTATCACCCAAAAGCGCCAAAGGCTTACCGTCGCGCAGTACTTGAGTGGGAGCGGCGGCAGTTGCCGGCAATCAGGATGGATGTAGGCTACATGAAAGGGCATATTATTCATTACTGGCATGGAAAGAAAGCCGATCGCAAGTACTGGGATCGCTGGCAGATCCTGAACGACACAGACTTTGATCCCGGCGTAGACCTTGTGCGAAACTATCAAGGCGTCTATGAACTAAGTATGCGCGGAAAACAGGACAAAGATTTCGAGAAAAGCGTCAGACTGCGCGACCTGCTGCGGCACTATTTCCGTTGTCGCAATGAGGATAGCGTTGACAACTAGGAGCCAGGGGGTCTAGCAATCTGGAGAATGCTCGGTGCTTATAACGCCGCGAAGGCGGGTTCGATCCCCGCGACCCCCATGCCAGGGCGTGCCAGTCCCGAAGCCGTCCACCGGCGAGCGGCATCGGCCACCCATCGGTACAATAGGAGAGCACGGATGGGGAGTTCACGTCAGACACGCGGGGATCAGCCCCAGTCCGTACCTCTGACCTCTGCCCCGGAAGAGCCCTAGCCAGGCATTCGGCCAGCCTGTGCACTGTACCCGTCACCTACCGCAGGGGCGGGGCTAAATCCGGAGCCTCCTTGTCGGGGGACCGGTCAGGGGGATGGCCTCCCCTGGGCGCAAGCCGAAATCGGTAAGGGGAGAAGTCGACCTCGTCTTGCTGCACAACCCGCCGAACCAGATCGGTGGGCCGCGCAAACAGGGACGCAAGGCCGTCGGTTCCACCCGGCGGCTTTGTTGTGTCTGTGGTACGATTCTCAAATGGCAACCCCAGAGGGGCCCATCCCATCGAGTATCACGCCCATGACCTTCAAGGTATTCGCCGACGCCGTCCACCAGCAACTGGCGACGCTCACCGCCCAGCACCAGTATTTCTTCAAGGCCGACGCCGGAGACCTGTTCCAGGTCTACCTGTCATCCTTCCCCGAGGGCACCGACCCTATCTTCCGCGAGCGGCGCAATTCGCCCCGCATCCGGGGCGTTTCTGCTATCATTTACCCGAATGCGCCCATACTATGACCGCACTTGAGTCACTGTCCGACCACCGCGTCATCTTCTTCAACGGTCCGCGTCACAGCGGCAAGGACACCGCTGCTCTCTATTGCGAGAAAGCCCTGGGGGCATCGCATTTTAAGCAAAGCAAGCCACTCAAGGCCGCCGTGCAGGTCTTCTACGACCTAACCGATGAGGAGGTCGCGCACCTCGAGTCGATCAAGACGCAGCCGAGCGACCTGCTGTTCGGCAAGAGCTACGTCGAGGCGCAGATCTCGCTCAGCGAGGACTGGGCCAAGTGGTTCCATGCAGACGAGGCGATCTTCGGCAAACTCTCGGCACGACGCCTGCGCAGGCGCTCCTTCCTGTCGCGTCTGGTTGTCTGCAGCGACAGTGGCTTCGCGTCCGAAGCGCTGCCGATCATCGACCAGTTCGGCGCAGACAATGTCCTCCTGGTGCGCGTACACAGGGATGGCAAGACGTATGCTGGCGACAGTCGTGGCTACATCTCGCTACCTCGTATTATCTCGGTTGACGTTGAAAACAATGGTACCATCGAAGAGTACCACGCGCACATCCATCAGTTAGCGGTAAACTGGCTGGAAGGATCCGAGTGGTTCGCCTAGAACTGCGTTTTGGAACCATAGCCTGACCCCGGCAATGGTCAGGTTTGGAGTTCAGAGAGGCTAAGCCACCGCCGCGAACGCCCGGTCCGATCTACAACTTCAGACGCGGCTACAAGGTGGCGCGTGCTGGTCAGCATGAGTCCGCTGATCAGTACGCGGCTTTTCAGTTATATGTGCAGCTTGCTGGCAAGCGTAGCCTGCAGCGCGTGGCGGAGGAACGTGGGCACTCGCCGGCCACTGTTGTCAAGTGGGCTCACAAGTTCCAATGGGAGCGGCGGGCTGCTGCCTGGGATAAACAACAAATGGCCCTCGCCATGCGCGAGACGGAGAACGACAAGCGCAATCAGCACAAGCAATCGATTGTCGAGTTCAGAAACGCCGCTGAACGCCAGGCCAGGATGATGTCCCGGGTCTCCGAAGACCTGGTGCGCGTCTTGGGGAAACGGATTGCAAAGGCAGAGGAGAATGACGAAGAGATCCCGATCAGCCTGGTGGGCGGCCTGCTGCGGGCTGCTGCTGGCCTGAATGAACAGTCCAGGGAATCATGGGGCGCGGCCCTGGGAGTCAACGAGCTCCTGAGCGTTGTCGAAGAGGAGGTTGAGAAGGTCCGAATCGAAGAGCTCAACGAGAGTGAAGACCCATACGAGTTCGAAATTGAAGAGTAATGCCTAATCAGGTTGGCGCGCGCTTTCTTGAGCGGGCCGGTGGAACGATTGGCCTCGCGCGCGAGCTCAAGCAGGCCAAGGCGAAGACCATATCTGACGGGAAGAATGTCATCTTCCACAAGGTCATCAAGGACGTAAATCCGAGGTACAGGTTCTATAGGTTTCACGCTGAGTTGATCATGCAATTGCAGCGTGTGATCGATGGCGACTGCAAGAGGCTGATTGTCAGCGCACCGCCACGATTCGGCAAGAGCGAACTGTCTTCCAGACTGCTGCCTGCTGCCTATCTACTAGCTCACCCTGAGCGCTATGTTGGCATCCTGAGCTACTCAAAAGAGCTCGCAGAGGGCTTCAGCAGGAACGCCAGAGACTACTACACGCAGGCCGGCGGCATCCTGAAGCCCGACAGTAAGGCCGCCACCAGGTGGGACACCATGTCTGGCGGTGGCTGCTGGGCCACAGGTGTCGGAGGTACCGTCGTGGGCCGCTCGGGTGGTCTGCTGATCTGTGATGACACGGTGGCAAGCAGGCTTGATGCCGACAGCAAGCTATCGATGAGCAAGCTATGGGGCTTCTACACCGGCTCGCTCTATCAACGACTGGAGCCTGAGTACGGCACCATCGTTGTCGTTGCCACCAGGTGGAGCGAGAACGACCTGACCGGCCGCCTCTTGGAAGCCGAGAGGAATGCGCCGGCGCACCTGAGACAAAACTGGACGATCATCGACTGGCCCGCCCTGTCGGAGGAGCCTGGGTCACGCCCACCACTGCCGTCGAACTGCGAGGTCGTGCCTGACTGGCGCGAAAAGGCTGGCATTTCTCTGTGCCCCCAGCGCTACGACGAGAAAGACCTCGAGATGATCCGCCAGACGATTGGCCCAAGGGAATGGTCATCCCAGTACCAGCAGCGCCCGGCACCGGAAGAGGGCAACATGTTCCAGTCCTCGTGGTGGCAGTACTACAAAGACCGCCAGGAGCTGCCGGTGATGGATAGGATCATGATCAGCGTCGACTGCACCTTCGTCGACAACGACGATTCTGACTTTGTTGTTGTCACGACAATCGGCCAGTCTGGCGTGAAGTACTACGTCCTGGATATGCTGCGCAGGCGTGCGGACTTCCAGGACACGCTTGGCATGATCCTGACAGCGCAACGGAATGCCGCTGAACGCGAGTACCAGGTCAGCGGTACCATCATCGAATTGGCTGCTAACGGTCACGCCGCCTTCCAGACGTTGCAGTCTCGGATCCCAGGCCTGATCGGCTACAAGCCCAAAGACGTCAAGAAAGAGTTCAGGCTGATGGGTATCGTGCCGACCGTCGAGGCCGGCAACGTCTACCTGCCAAAGCACGCGCCATGGCTTGATGAGTTCTTGAATGAATTCAACCTGTTTCCGGCCGTCAAGAACGACGACATTTGCGACAGCGTGGCCCAGGCAATCAACTACATGAACCAAAGAACCCCAGCGCAGATTATGGGGGTAAGATGGGGGAGGGGTTCCAGGCTTATCCAGGACGCTCCGGAACTATCGCTTTGGTGAATTGGCAGCAAAGAGAGAGCCAGACTTCAGGCTGACACGCGAGCAGCAGAAGCTTGCTGCCGATAACATCAACCTGGCACGGGAGATCGCCTGGCGCTACCAGCGATCGACCGGCATCGAGTTCTCGATCCTGCAGAGCGCTGCATTCGAGGGCCTATGCCAGGCGGCGGCCAAGTACGATGCCGGCCTGGTCAGCGTGCGCACCGGCCGAACGATGCGGTTCTCGTCGCTCGCTGTTCCATACATTCGCGGCGCGATCCTGCACTACATCAGGGACCGCACCTACTCCATGCGCCTGTCCCACCGGATGCGAGAGCTCTGGGTCAAAGGGCGCAGAATGATCCTGGAGGGTGCCACGGACGAGCAGATCTGTGCTAAGCTCGAGATCGACGCCGAAGAATGGCAGGACGTGATGCTTGCGTGCTCTGGCCCACCGCTGGAACTGAAAGACCACTCGCTGCCAGGAAAGGCGCTAGAAGCCGAAGAGGCCTTTGACCTATCCTCCTACGAGCGAGAGGCTGAGGCGCTGATCGAGGCGATGCCACCGGTCCTCAGACGGCAATTGGAGGAGTACAGTCGGGGTCGCCTGCGCCGCCCGCCGTCGGCGCTCGCTGTTCGTTTCCGCAAGTTCGTCGAAAATCGTTGAGCATCTCACAGGGCACCATCGAGGCCGTAAGGGCAGTCCCGATCACGGCGATCCTGGAGTCGGAGGGGATCGCGTTCAAGAAGGTTGGCCGTGAAGCGGTCGCCTTGTGCCCGTGGCACAACGACACCAACCCGTCGCTGACGATCAACGACGCCAAGGGAATCTGCTTCTGCTTTGCCTGCGGCGGTGGCAAGGACGGGATCGACTTCGTGAAGCAGAAGTTCTCACTGTCGTTTGCAGAGGCTGTCGAGCGCATCGCCGAGAAGCACTCGGTCGAGATCCTGAGGGACGACGAGGACCAGGAGGCGCAGAGGCAACGTCGCGCCAGGATCGAGTCAGAGCGTTCGTCGCTGACCAGGGCGCATGAGCGCTACCGGAAGGCAATTCGCTCCAGGACTGGAGAATCGGCCCGTGATTGGATACTCGGTCGCGGCCTGACAGCAGAGGCCAGCCGATTCTTCGAGCTTGGATGGGACGCCGGGGCCCCAGACGGTGGCAGAATCACGATTCCGATCCACGATCACGCCGGCAGGATTGTTGGGTTTTCGAAGCGTGTCATCGATCCGCTTTACTCCGGCAAGGAGAAGTACATCAACTCGAAAGACAGTGAGATCTTCAAGAAGTCAAGCCTTTTCTTCAATGAGCATAGGGCCTGGGAGGCTGCCAGGGACGCTGGCTTCATGGTGATAGTCGAAGGGCAGCTTGACGTGATTCGGCTGTGGTGCGCTGGGCACTGCAATGTCGTTGCACTGCAGGGCACGGCGATACCAAGCGAGGCCGCCGTCAAGAGGCTCATGCTGAAGTGTTCGAACTTCGTGCTCTGCATGGACGCCGATAAGGGTGGCGCCAGCGCCACTGCTCGGGCGGTGTCAGCGATCGGCCCGTTCGCGTGCAAGGGCGAAGCGAACATCAGCATCGCCAAACTCCCGGATGGGATGGATCCGGCTGACTGCGTCGACGCTGGCATGGACTTCGGCGGCATCATCGAGGCGGCGGTGCCGTGGCTCGACTGGCAGATCGACTCCTGGCTGGCCGGACTTGACAGGACCGACACCAAGAAGTTCTCTGCAGCAGAGACGGCAATTCGCAACCTGGTAGAGTCCATCAGGTCGCCCGCCCTCAGGCAGCACTACGTCGACAAGGCCTCGGCGGTGCTGGCGGCCACGCCTGAGGCGGCCTCGTCCCTGGCCAAGGGGTGGATCTCTGGGCTGCCGACGATCTCGCACTATGCGGCCTGGTCCAGGCCCGATCCGCAGTGGGTCAGGTTCCAGGTGGAACGCCGAGCACTGCGGCTGTACGTCCACTACCCGCACCTCAGGCAGACGCTGCGCCCGCTGATGGGCTTTCTGGCTGGTGCGGCGCACGTCTGGTTCTGGCGCCGCCTGTCGGATCTTGAGCAGTTCTCGCCGGAGTTCGGCCCCCGTGAAGCGATGGCGATCCTGGCGGTCTCCGAACAGCGCTACAGCAGGGTCGTCAGGCCACTGGTCAGGCCGACGATCTCGCTTAGTGCCGAGCCGGCCGCTGTGGAGTACGTCACGACGAAGCTTGCTGACCTGGGTGGTGCGCTACTGTAGCGGCATCCTACGGACACGCCTGTCGGCCATGGCTATCATCCGCGACGTCCTCGTTGAGGACCCGACCGAAGACGCGTTCCTGGATGCGCTGGATACGCTTCGCCTGTACAGCCACAGGCATCCGGAGTGGAAACGTGTCTACGAGGGAATCGTGGCCCATGTTGACAGGTTGAAGGGGGTTCCGCTGCGGGAGCCCGGGACCTAGGTATGCTAGAGTTCGCTGGCCTTGCACATTTTAGATTGGAACCGAATCCCGCCTTTGAGCTCACCATGGCCGAGCGCTTTCAGCAGGAAAGCATGGTTCGCGCTTTGCAGGAGTGCCGCGATCCAGACGCGCTTCGCAACCACGCGATTGACCTGTTGCGAGCCTGGGTGACAGCGCGCGCCGCACTTCGCGGCACCATGTTCCAGAACCTGCCCGAGCCCTGGCAGAAAGTCGCAGAATCCCGCGATCTGGGGTAGAATCGACGCCCGCGAAAGCGGAAGACTAACTCTTGCTTTGCCTATCAATGTCAGATTTCCTGGAGTCCGCTCCCTGTGCTCCTGCTGTCTTCTATCGGAGCTACAGCCGTCGCAAAGACGATGGCACCCGGGAGAGCTTCACTGAGGCCGTGACGCGTGCCGTGAATGGCATCGCGGAGGTCGGCTCCTTCACCGAAGAGCAGCGCGAACTCTGCCTGGAGGCTGCCCTACAGCAGCAGGCCTTCCCCAGTGGCCGGGCCCTTTGGGTCAGCGGCACCGACTGGAGCCGGCAGCCCGAGAACTTCTACGGCTTCTACAACTGCCAGTCGAGCTTCATCGATGAGCCGGCCCAGTTCGGCCTACTGATGGAGCTCGCCATGTGCGGTACCGGCACCGGCGCCGTGCTCCAGCAGGACGTAGTGGGCAAGCTTCCGCCGATCAAGCACAAGCTCGTGCTGGGGACCGTCAAGGAGGATCCCGACAGCGATGGCGGGCAGGAGAGTACCGGGATCGAGTTTACTCATCCGACCTCGGTCGACATCACGGTTGGCGACTCCCGGCAGGGGTGGGTCGACGCCTATCAGGGACTGATCAATATAGCGATGGGGCTGCTCGAGGTCGGCGGCGAAGAGGATGAGCCCGTCTTCGTGAACATTGATCTGACGCACGTGCGGGGGGCTGGAAATCGCCTGAAGGGGTTTGGCGGGGTGTCGAACCCGATTAAGCTTCGGTCCACCCTGGAGCGGGTCACGACGCTGCTCGGGAAGGCCCACGGGCGGAAGCTGACGCCGATCGAGGCGTGCCTGCTGATTGACGAGGCTGCGAGCGCCGTCGTTGCCGGCAGCATTAGACGCGCAGCGGGTATGAGGCAGTTCAGCGAGCACGACGAAGAGGCCGCAATCGCGAAGCTTGGTCTATACAAGCAAGACGAGGATGGTAATTGGAGCGTGGACCCGGAGCGTGAGGCGCTTCGCATGGCGAACCACACGCGGACTTGGCATCACAAGCCGACGTACCAGGAGATCCTGGATGCAGTGACGCTGCAGCATGGCAGTGGCGAAGGCGCGATCCAGTATGTGCCGGAGGCGATTGCGCGCGCAAACGCCGACCTGCTCGATGACCCAGGCAAGAAGAAGCATTTCCTGAAGTTGTACAATAGATCTGACAAGACTGCGGCGACGAACTACATCAGGACGCTCGCGAAAGAGGTCGGCGAACCCACGAATGACCGGATCATCCACCACAGGATGCACCGGTACGGATTGAACCCCTGCCTTATCCCGGGGACCATGGTTATGACAAGGCAGGGGCATTTCCCGATCGAGTCATTAGTTGGCAGGGAGGTTGAAGTGTTCGACGGTGTCCGGTGGGTAAAAATTGACAACTTCAGGGTAACCGGAACCGATCAGCCAGTTGTCCGCGTTGAACTCCATTGCGGAATTAGTTACACCGTCACTCCGTATCACGCGTTCATCTTAGAAGACGGGACGCGGATCGAGGCGCGAGACCTCCAGCCTGGCATGCAGCTCAAGTCCACGGAAAAGCGTGTCAACGGTAAGGTCCATGCTAATGGCGCTTACCTCAAAGGTTTTCTTGTTGGGGACGGGACCTATAACAAGAGTCAGTTCACACCGGTCTGCAAGGTGTACGAGCCCAAGCATGTTTGCGTAGATAGGCTGGTCGAGTCACAGCGAGAGATCGGAGTTAAAAAGTACGTCGCGCGGAGCGGCCGAGTGACCGGAGAGCGGTTTGGCTTATCCGATGCTGGCTACCTGCTGAACCTAGGCAAATCGCTAGAAGAAGACCTGTCACCCTGGGTTTCAGTCTACAAGAAGGAATTTCCCAAGGAGGTCTACAACTGGACTCGACAGTGTCAGCTTGACTTCATCGCGGGACTGTTCGACGCTGATGGCACGACCCTGGATTCAAAGAATGGCTACGGCTATCAGATCGTCTCGATCTCGAGGGAGTTCCTGGAGGGACTGGGCTTGCTGCTCCACGATATTGGGATTCGCTTCAGAATCTCACCCCCTCGCCCAGCTCGGTATCACGACTTGGGGCACAGGGGCGGCGTCTGCCTGAACAAAGAGTCTCATCGGCTTAGCATCGGCCAGGCTGGTGCCATCAAGCTTGCTGGGCTGGTAGAGTTTACTAGACTGAAGGACCTTTCTGATAGACGTTGTGCCTATAACATGAGGTACAAAGGCTTAAAAGTGTCTGCAGTCACGGACGCCGGAATCGCTCCTGCCGTTTACTGCTGCACTGTCCCAACTAATAATTCGTTTACACTTACGGGTGGAATTGTTAGTGGCCAATGCGCGGAAATTCTTCTTTGCGACAATGTTTGCAACCTCGGGGACGTGCACCTGAACCGCATCGAACCCTCCGACCAGCCGGCGCAAGATCGCGCATTCCGCGCCGCCGCGCTTCAGGTCGCTGGTCTGCTTCATCACCACTTCCCGAGTGAACGCCTCCAGTACAGCCGCGAGAACGACCCCATCGTCGGCGTCAGCTTCACAGGCCTGTTCGACTTCTTTGTGACAGCCTTTGGCGAATCCTGGCTGCAGTGGATGATGGATGGTCGCCCCGCAAAGCAGGGCAGAGCCTTCGTCGAAGCGGAGCGCCAGTACCTGACCCACTGGCGAAACATCGTCGGCGATGAGGTCAGGTCGTACTGCCTATCCCAGGGCATTCGCATCCCGAACCGCTATACCACGGTGCAGCCGGCAGGCTGTCTCGACAGGACAGCGCTTAGAGTCTTCGACCAAGGCTTGCTGTACGCCGACGATCTGCTCGAGCCCGGGAGCGGTGAAACAGAGGTCTCTGGGCTTAGCGTCAGAGGCGGCATTAGTGCCGAGACCGGGATCGCCAACCAGCCGATGGAACTCATCAGGGTCACACTCAAAAACAAGAGAGTGCTTCGTCTGACGCCGGATCACAGGTTGCTGCTGGAGAGCGGCGAATGGTGTCGAGCCGAGGACCTGGCGCCTGGGTCAAGGATCCAGCACTCACTCGGAGAGTACCGCAATACGTCAGAGGCTGCCTTGATCCCGGTGGAGGCTTTTGCGTACACGAGGGAAGCTCGTAGGGAATCTGCCGGGCACTCGCTTGGACTGCTGTCGGTTGGGATTAGCACACCAGCCACCATGTCGCCCGACCTCGCGTATTTCCTGGGAGCGCTGTTCGGTAACGGCAGCATGAGTGAGAGATGTCATCGAATCCGGTTCTCAATGCCGGCGGGAAGCGCTGTGACCATACGGCTCAGGGAAGTGGCTTCAAAGCTTTTCGGGCTTGCTGGCACCATTCGAGACGAGGAGAGGACGACCGAGTTCTGCCTTGCCTCTCGACAGCTATGGGACTGGATGCACTTGAACGGCTTTGAAAAGGGAAAGAGTAAAGAGCTGGAAAGAGTCCCGCTCGCGATCCGCGTGTCCTCTCGGGAGTCCGTACTTGGCTTCATCGCCGGCCTTATCGACACCGATGGGTGCGTGAGAACCAAAGGGCACTTCTCGATTGACATGGCCTCTGAAGCGTTTATCCGAAACCTTCAACAAATCGCCGAAGCGGTTGGGATTGGCTGTACCGTGTCTCATAATACACAGGGGCAAAGTCTTCAGGAAGAGAAGGATATGTGGTCACTTGTCATGTCGAGGGCCGCAACCTTGCCGGAGTCAAGGGACTTCCTGAATAAGTTCAGCGAAAAATGTCGCGCAAGACCTCTTCGTTCAGCCAAGATGACGCACTCTAGCTACGCGCCGTTTACTGTTTCGTCAGTGGAGCGGGATCCTGAGCCGGATTATACCTACGACTTCAGCGTGAGCGGTGTTGACGATGACGACTCCTGGTACTTCCAGGGGGCCATTGTGAGTCACAATTCCAAGAGCCTGCTCACCGGCGCCAGCCCGGGCTGGCATCCGCCCAAGGCGCAGCGCTTCATCCGCCGCATCACCTTCAGTAAGACCGACCCAATCGTTGGTGCCCTGAAGGACTACGGCTACAGCGTGATCCCTGCCCAGTCGGCTCGTGACGACGAGGGGCGCCTGCTGGACGACGTGAACGACCCCAGGGTCCATGAGGTGCTGGTCGAGATCCCCGTGGAGGTGCCCTGGGCCCGTCTGGAGGGCTGCGATAGGCACGATCTGAGCCGGCTGCCCATCGAGGCCCAGTGGGGGCTATACATGCAGGTCCAGCGCCACTACTCGACCCACACCACCAGTGCAACGCTGGAGATCCGCGAGTCGGAGATCGAGACCCTGGCGAAACTGATCCACCAGGACATTCAACAGGACGGCGGCTACATGTCCGCAGCACTGCTGGCCCGCTTCGACGACTCCCAGACATTCCCACGGATGCCGTTCGAGCCGATCGACCTCGAGACCTACGAGCGCCTGCATCAGGAGGTGCTGGATCGGCGGATCACGGACGACATCGGCCTAGCGCTGTCGATCCACGACGATCCAGCCTACAACGTGACCCAGCAAGATGGCGCGTGCACAAACGGCGCCTGCGTCTTCAAGGCTGATCTTGACGAGGCGCGGGGGGTATCCTAGAGGTAGCTGCACTGCCTAGTTGGAAGACAGGCGTCCACAACCTGGAACCATGATGCGGGTGGCCTCAAAAGGGGTCCCCGCTTTTCTTGCGCCAGTCGAAAAGGTCGTCGGCCAGTACGTCTACGTTGCTGGCGGGCGTTTTCACGTCCTGGATGATGCGATTACGGAGACAACCTGGAGAGTACTGATCGATGAAAAAGTACATCAAGCATACCCCGCGCCCCGGGAAGCATGATCACTACAGCCAGGAGGTCCGTGACGCGATCGAGCGGTTCAACGCGTTGCCGCGATATGGCGCACTGGATTTGAAGCACGAACTATGGTACGACATACTTCGGCTTCGGCGACTAGAGACGGGCATTGGCGCGTATTTGACGCCAGATCAATATCGGGAGGTGGTCGAGGGCGGCACGCCGCAGTGATGACGCGCGGCGGAACACTAGGTGACCGCAGAGCCAGTCGATGAAAATCGAGCACCCGCAGGACGACCCTGGGTTAGTCTCGTACCATAGACCCGAACTCAGGCAGATCCTGCCGGAGCTTGAGCTCACCCTCGACTGCTGGAACCTACTGAGCACCTCCGGCCGTGGAAAAGAGAAGTCTAAGTACCTGCCGAAAGACCCCGGCGAGTACCAGGACGAGTACCTGCCGAGGCTTGAGCGTGCAACCTACACCCCCATCTTCAGAGATGCCATCAGGGGTTACGCGGGGCTTCTGGGGCGATTCCAGTTAGCGTTTCCACCTCCCAGTCTGGTACAGGCAGAATTCGACGTTGATCGCCAAGGGTCCAGCATCTACAGTTTCTGGAACCACGGCGACGAACTTGCCCTTCGCGACGGTGGTGTTTACACTGTGGTGGACATGCTCCCCAGTAGTGGCGCGAACAACTACCGCGATGAGTCGCGTGACGGACGCTCGCCTTACCTTATTCAGGTCCAGCGCCGGGACCTGATCAATTGGTCGACCACGTACAAGGATGGTCGAGAGATTCTTGATTTTGCTGTGATCCGGCAGATCAAGGCCAAGCCCCCGAAGGCCGGCCAGTTTGGCGTGGACCTCGAACCGGTCTACTACCTGATGAAACCAGGTATCACGACCGAGTACCGTCTTGAGTTCGTTGACGGCACCTGGCGGAACAAGAAGGGGCAGTCCGTCAAGACCTCGATCGATGAGGTGCCGATCGTCTGGTATGGCAGCGCGACGTCGCGGTTCGGGCAGGGCGGTGTCCCGATGGGTGGCCTGGCGGAGCTCTCGATCCAGCACTTCCAAATGCGCTCCGACCTGGTAGAGCTCCTGCACAAGTGCGCTATGCCTGTGCCGGTCCGCAAGGGCGCTCCTGTCAACGCGACGACTGGCAAGCCAAGCCGCCTGATGCTGGGCTCAAATACTGGCGTTGATCTGCCGGAGACGGGGGATTTCAAGTTTGCCGAGCCGACCGGCAGCAGCCTGCAGCGCCACCAGCAGGAGATCTCTCACCTGGAGGACCTGATGGATCGCTCCAGCCTGAACTTCCTGTACGGCACGAACTCGAAGACCGCCACAGAAGCATCACTCCGCTCAAGCCAGGTCTCGAGTCAGGTCTCGAGCCTGACGCGGAACAAGGCCGCTGCATTCCGAAGGGTGATGGTACTTTGGGCTAAATACGCCGGTGAGATGAACTCCATCGTCCAGGAATCAGGGATTGCCATCAACGAGTCACTGATCAACCGGCCGCTCGACCCATCAGGCATGGCTCAACTCCTGAATCTGCATAAGTCTGGCGTCTTGAGCCGCAGGACCGTGATCGACGAACTCATCCGTGGCGGTGTGCTCGATCCCGACCTGAAGGTCGACGAAGAGATGGAACGTGCAGACGAGGAGGTCCAGGCCCCGCCGGAAACTGCTACACCCGGCGCTGAAGCCGACCCTCAGGCCGGCGACGAGGAGGAACAGGCGTGATCATCGCGCGGATCGAGTTCAAGCCGGGTCGCGGCGTCGACTTCTGCGAGTCCTGTGGACAGGACATCGTGGAGATGCGGTTCGAGAGCGCCGAGGCGCTGATGGACACCCTGTACGAGTTCGAGGAGGCGATCTACGACTGCCTCGCGTTCGTGAATGGTAAGATGGTGCATCTCCGGTCTCCGGGCAAGAAAAAGCCCAAGCCAAAAAACGGTGCATCCAGTCAATGACGGTCAGTGGCTCCGATCTCCAGGCGGCGGCTTTGCCTACAGAGTCCTAGGTCCCTGCTGCCGACTCTATGACCGCGAAGAGCTGCCGTGGCCCTGTTGCCGGCTCTCGTGGCGCGGCAAAGAGCCGAGTTGGAACCGCGTAGGCCGCCGCTTTGTGCCAGACCTGGCGGCCAGTCGGTCGCCGTCGTACTCAGTGGAGGGGATGGACCAGTGGGGCGTCCGGTGGTTTCAGGTCATGACGATCTACCACGTCAGGCTCGAGCCGGCGGTCAAGCGGTGGTGGGTCTCGGCGCGCAAGCCGAGCGGTAAATGGCCTGAACTGCCGGATTCCGTGCTACCATGATCCTTTCAGAGGGCAATCCCCCATGAACACCCGCTCCAACCGACGCCTGACCGAGTTCGCCTGCGAACTGCTTGACTTCTTTTTGCTGCGTCGCTTCCGTGGTTCCGGCTCGCGGTCCAGTGGAACGACCCTGGTGACCTACCGGATCACACGTGACGTTCAGATCTTTCGTGTGGACATCTTCGACGAGCCGATCCTGCGAGTGGTCTGTGATGACTGGAAGCCCTGCGCAGTCTGGGTCGGGTTCACCTCGTTCTACGATGGCAATGGCGGCCCCAGTCGCACCACCCGTGAACGTCTGAACGGCCTGCTCGACAGGCTGGCGATGCACCGCGTAATCCCACCCGGTGTGCGTGTATTCAAGGACGGCGACTCGGATCCGGATGCGCCATCGTTCCGCATCGGCCTGGGCGAAAACTCTGTGCCGGTGGGCGAAGGTGTCGCCTCGTGTGTCTACATCACTCCGAACCCGGACGAGCTTCAGATCACTGGATCTGCGCTCGAGGTTGATCTGGGTGGGCTTGAGGTGGTACTCTAGACAGGTGATCGATTTTGGTAACGCGGTGTCTACTGCAGCAGGTTCAGTTTGCTCAATTGAGGCCGCGTCAAGCCTCCAAGAGTCTTGCTACCACTACCAGATCACCCACGAGGATGGCGTAATTTCGCACCTGATTGTGCCGATCTCTAGGCTCAGTCGCGTGTGGGACCTCGCCATGCGGAAGCACCCTGGTTCGCCAATCAAGAGCCTGTTGCTGGTTCGGTCTGCAAAGCCCGATCCCCATCATCCGCCCTCGTGAAAGTCCCCTGAAACGAGCTCATGCTTTCTCTAGTTACACTCGCCTTACTGGCCGCAACATCTTCTCCTGCTGTTGCTGCCACCGTGGGCGGGTCGTCTTTTGTCGACCACGGCATCACCCCTCATGCCGGCCGCTGGCTGGATAGGCTGCCCTCCGAAGTCGGCAAAGGCCATCCCAGGATCGCCTCGATCGCCTCATGGTACGGACCCGGTTTTGCCGGCAACCTGACCGCAAATGGCGAGCGATTCAACCCCAGCGCCATGACTGCCGCGCACCCGTACCTGCCATTCGGAACCAGGCTGCGGGTTACCAATCGCAATAATGGTCGTAGCGTCATCGTCCGCGTCAATGACCGAGGCCCCTTCGTCGGGGGTCGGGCTATTGATCTATCGAAGGGGGCCGCAGGGCGGATTGGGATGATTTCCACCGGAGTCGCTCCCGTCAAGATCGAAGTGCTGCGCTGATTTCATTCGCGGCGAACAGCGGCGTCCGGTTGCTCGGTACAATCGGATAGCCGCTTTCTTGTGTCTTGGCAGTTGAGGTGCTCCTGTCCGCCGAGGACCTGGAGGTGGCCACTAGGGAAGCGCTCAGGCGGCAGGGCTACAACACCGACAAGGGATTAAAGGGTGTCAACGGCGCGCCTGCCCATGGCAACAAGGCGCTCGCGATGCACATCACCGGCTGCATCGGCGAGGTGGCTGTGGCAAAGCTATTGGGCCTTGAGGAGTGGCTGTTCATCGATGAGTCGCCTGTCGCTGGCTCCGCTGACCTGCCCGGCCTGATCGATGTCAAGACCAGGCCAAAGCATGGCTACGACATGCTGATCCAGCGCCGCGACCTGCCGGAGAAACGATATGTGCTCGCCACCGTTGAACACAGCAGGGCAGTCATCCCCGGGTGGCTGCCGGGTCACGAGGCGATGAAGGAGCAGTACATCAAGGCGTACCAGAGGGGCCGCCCCTGCTATGCGGTGCCGCAATCGGCTCTCAGGCCGATCGAAGAGCTCCTACAGGTCGCCGGGCTCGACCGCCCGCAAGGCCCTTTCCAGGGCCCGGATGGTGAAGTTCTTTGACGACCCGTCGGCGGTCACGATGCGCGCGTCTTGGGTGAAGGCGCCGTTGGCGAACATCACCCGCAACCCCTTGCGAGAGGCCTCCTGGGCGATCTTCCTGACACTGCCGCAGTGCTCGAGACGCCTCGAGATCTCGAGGACGGGGGTTGGATCTTCAACTCCGGCAAACGAGTATCGCATTTTTGCGCCTGGTGGCCTTAGGATACCGGCTCACGTCACCAGGACCGAACATTGAACGACGCCATGACAGGGACCGGGGCCACTCCGGAGTTCATCTATAAGGTCTCAGGGCATTCCGCTGGCGCCCGGACCTCGTTCTACATCAAGGCTGCTTCCTGGCGGATCGTCTTCGAGATGGTCCTGAACTCGTTCGTGAACTTCCAGGTCTCCTCGATCCAACGGGTTGATCAGGCCGGCGTGCCGCTCCAGGGCAGCCTTTAGGTCTGCCTGGTCCGCGACCTGGCCTTTGCCCCAGTAGTACGGCGGGTCCGACTCTCTCCAGATCTTGCGCCGGTGTTCCAGACGCTTCTCGGCGATCGTCTTTCTGGTCGCCTTGTAGCCGGTCTTCTGTGCCACAATGGAAGACTGAAGCGAGAGGGTCCCTACCCATGAATGTTCCGAACTGGCAGAAGCACTCGAAGAAGCCGCAGAAGCCGACCCGTAGGCCACAGGCGATGCGGGACTCCCGTCGGCGCGCCAAGGCGATGAAGGCGAAGTTCCGCGCTCGCTGAGCACCTGGTAGACTGGAGCAGATACCAGTCCCCCGAATGGAATGCCAGGTTGATTTCGACGCGCCCGACGCCGAAAGCGTGCAGGCAGGCACCCCGCCGTCGACGCGGGAAATTGCCGAGGCGATCGTCGAGTCCGAAGAGCAGGAGGCCGCCCGGGAGCTCCTGGTGGGCCGGATCCGCGAGGTTCGTCGCCTGAGGGTCCTGCTCGCAGAGGCTGAGCGCCAACTCGTTCTAACTACTTCATCGACAGCCTCTCGATGCAGACCGTAACGCAAGACGTCTGCCTCATCGAGGACTACGGTCGAGGGAATTTTCGACAGATCCCGTTGCACACCACGGTCGAGTTCACGGTGCGCTCCTGTGGCTCATTCGAGTTCCTGCGCCAGGAGACCACCAGGGAGCACATCCAGGCCAACACCCTGGACCAGGTGAGCGTCGACGACCTCCTGGAGGCGCTCTACGGCAAGCTCGCTGACCGCTCGCGCGTGGTATGATTCAGGGGTCGGACAGGTTCCTGCCCTGACCAGAGCATGTCACTACCCGGGCTAGGTGGTGGAGACGGTGCGCCACTGATATGGCGCAAACCGCTTGCTCTGGTCTGTGTCTGGGTTCCCGTCGTGGAGCACGGGTAGTTCCAGGGTGGTGAATGGCATCCCGTTAGGCCCGTGCTAAGGTTCCGAAGTCCGACACCTATTTAGCACCCGTGACCGAGCAGCAGCAACTTCGCCAGTCCTTCGAAGACCACTGGCTGAGGACGGAGAAGATCTACCACCTTGGCACATGCGCCCCTGATGGTATCATCGCTGACGACCTCCAGGAGGATCTCGAGGACTTCGGCGACCGCATCCCCGATGCGCTAGGGCTTGAAGAGTTCGTGTTCGACGACGCGGACGAGGCGATCGACGTGATCAATAGTTACGAAAAATTCGGATTCCTGGGCCAGTTTATGTACGCCACCAAGCGAGATGGCAGGGGTTACTGTGGGTTCTGCCAGATCGTCTGGCTGTACGCCGAAACGACAGACGAACTGCTCCAGAAAGCCTTAGACTGGGCCTCCCAGCGCTTCGAGCAAGAGGAGGGAGCCTGATGTCAGTCCCCGTTGTTGGCGCCGCAGCGCCGGAACAGGCGTTCCCGGTCATCGAACACATCAATGATGTACTGCCTCATATTGAGGGACGCGAGGAGTTCCGCGTCTTCGAGCGAGACGGCTGCAAGGTCATCCGCTACATGGTGGCACACCCTGAGACCTTCGGGTACGACGAGGGTCTCGGGCTGCACAACATGCTGATCCGCCGCGAGTGTCGAGGGCTGGTCTTCGATGACTCCGGGCGCCTCATCGCCCGTCCGTACCACAAGTTCTTCAACGTCAACGAGCGCGAAGAGACCGACCTTTCCGTGGTGGACCTGGGGCTGGGGCACTCGATCCTGGAGAAACTGGACGGATCGATGGTCTTCCCGGTCGTGATCAACGGGGCCCTCAGGCTGCACACAAAGTCCGGGATCAGCGAGACCGCGCTGCGGGCCGAGGTCTTCCTGGCACGTCGGCCCACCTACGTCGAGTTCATGCTCGAGCTCGACCGCGAGGGCAGGACGGCGATCTTCGAGTGGTGCTCTCGCCAGGATCCGATCGTGATTGACTACCCAGTTGATCGAATGGTGTTGACCGCGATCCGCGAAAAGACCACGGGCCACTACGTCGGGATTCAGACACTGCGGTCTGTCGCGGACCGCTGGGGCATCCCTGTCGTCTGGTCGACCGGCTCTTCTGATCCGTCGCGTAAAGACGCACTCGTGAACGAGGTGCGATCACGTCTAGGCGAAGAGGGCATCGTTGTTCGGTTTGACAATGGTGAGATGCTTAAGGTTAAGGCCGACGACTACGTGTTCAAGCACAGCGTGCTGGCGGGCTTTCATACGCGCAGGGCCCACACGAAGGCGATCCTGGAGGATCAACTCGACGACATCCTACCCCTTCTGCCGAAGGTCCGCCGCGACGATCTGCTGCAGTACCAGGCGAAGCTTGATCGCGGTGTGGCCTCCTGGCGGATGCACGCGCTGCGTGCCCTGAACGAGATCCTGTGCGAGACCGACCAGTCGGGGGATCCGGCGCGGCGGCGCAAGAGCTTGGCTCAAGCCATCAAGAAGAAGGCCCCTCTCATCCAGCCGCTGCTCTTTGCGATGCTGGACGGGGCCGAGGCCGGCGACTACCTGCGTGAGCGGCTCCTGCAGGCCTGCGGCAGATCTGCTACACTGCGGAAGTACGACTGGATCATAGAAGGATGTTCCTGATCATGCTGGCCGGGCCGCCGGGGTCCGGAAAATCGACCCACGCCGCCGCAATCCTGGCTGACCCTACGTTCAAAAACGCAGGACTGCTATCGACAGACCACTACATCGAACTCGCGGCCAGGATCTCCGACAGGCCGTACAATGAGATCTTCGCAGGCCAGATCAAGAGCGCCACTCAGTTCCTGAAGCGCGACATCGAGCTCATGCTGCGCTCTCGCCGCAGCGTGGTCTGGGACCAGACCAACCTCACGCCGGAGACGCGTATCAAGAAGGCCAACCGCTTCCCGGACGATTACACCAAGATCTGCCTCTATTTCGAGGCTGACATCGACACCCTGAGGGGGCGCAATGCGGCCAGGGGTGATCGAGCGGTCCCCGAAGGCGTCCTCGAGGACATGGTTTCAAAGTGGCAGCACCCCTCCCTCACTGAGGGCTTTGATCACGTCGCACCGGTTCGATGAAGACTAAATGCTACATCTTCGACCTGGACGGGACGCTGTGTGACGTCGCCCATCGGCGTCACTTCGTCTCCCGTAGGCCCAAGAACTGGGATGCCTGGCATGCCGGCCTGCCGCTGGACAAGCCGCATGAGCCCGTGGTGGCGATGTTCAGGGCACTGGACCGCATGGACCGGGACTACGCCCTGCTCTGCGTCTCCGGCCGCAGTGAAGAGTACCGGGGTGAATCCGAGGAGTGGCTGGCTCGTCACGGCATCCACCCGGATGGACTGCTGATGCGCCAGGCCGGGGACCACCGCGACGATCGGATCGTCAAGGGCGAGATCGCCGACGAGATCGAACGGGAGTACGAGATTGTTGCGGCCTTCGACGACCGCAAGCGAGTGGTTGAGATGTGGGTCGAACGAGGTATTTTCGTCTTTGATGTTGGACAGGACCACGGAGATTTCTAAGCCATGAATCAGGATCAAGCAATGGAGCGCTTCGAACGCTGGTGGTACAACGAAGGCAGCACATCGCCGGAGCCAGACGAGGAGCTCGAGCGGTTCGTCTATCGTCAGACGCGATTAGCCTGGTCGAACGGCTGCTACTGCGGCCATCAGCATACCGAGCCGACCGACGAGGAGCTTATCGCTGCTTTCCGTGCAGGAGTCGACGAGGTCAACGATCGCTGCAGCGAGCTTCCGTATTTCCTGACTCCAGACTCGTGCGAGTACGAGTTCATGGTCGCCGGATTGCGCCGCGTCCACGAACTGGTATTGCACTCCATGGGTGCAACGTGCTATGATCAGGGCAGTCAACAAGAGGAGTCATGTCCCGAATCTGCGCAGCTCTGGCAATCGCTGGAATGCTTGCCTCTGCCGCCTTTGCCAAAGGGGTACCGGACGGTAGCGACACCGGCACCGGAACCGTCTACACCCCCTCTGGGGAGCGAGTAACTTACTCCAGGTACTCGTTCGGCTCCACGACCAATACCGTGATCAACACGCCGGCCAAGGCCTACGTGTGCAACACGACCAAGCTCCGCTACGGCTCCATCACCTCCTGCTACTGATGTACGACAAGCACGACGCACCGCCCTCTGACTCCATTCCAGACATCTTCTACAAAAGGCTGCACCCAGACGTGGCGCGCCCCAAGAAGGCCACCAAAAGGTCTCACTGTTACGACCTCTTCCTGAGCCCGGCTCAGCCTCCAGTCGTGCTCTGGCCCGGCAGACAAGTGCGGGTCAAGACCGGCCTCGCTTTCGGTATCGCCGAGGGCTGGGTCGGGAAGGCTTTCCCAAGGTCCGGCAATGCGGACAAGTACCGCGTTCGCCTCGGCAACTGCACGGGCATCATCGATGGCGACTACATAGGAGAAGTTGAACTGCTTCTTGAGATGTCCTACAGTGGTATTTTTTCTCCGCTAACAATTACTTTCGGTCATGATCGCGCAATCGCGCAACTCGCCTTCGAGCGATCCGAAGAGGTAAATCTAGTGGAAACCGACAACCTCGAGCAGACCGAGCGCGGGGCTGGTGGTTTTGGACATACCGACGAGACAAAGAATCATGGCTAACCATTCACCGTATCCGCCGAGATCCAAACAGCGGTGCGAAAACTGCTACTACTACGTTCCCGTTAGCCAAGCAGTCGGCGAGTGCCGAGCCAAGCCGCCAAAAGACTCCTTGTTTTGGCCCAAAGTGTTTCCGATTCATTGGTGTGGCGCCTGGAGTCCACTGGAGGAGAGTTGTGAGTAGCCCGCACTTTCAGCGGCCACTGCTAAATACCCGCCAGCGATTTGCTCTACTTCTTTCTGTTATGCCCGCCGCGATTGTCGCGGCTCTTTATTTAATCTGGTGGTTGTATCCGCCTCACCACGTCTGGCTGCCGTTCTCGATTGGCGCAACTTACATTGTAGTCTACGAGCTACTCGCACCATTCTGGCTTTATTTTTGGGCGGCACGGGCTGTCCGTCCGGCCAGCAGCCTGACGGTTCCGGATCACTGGCGCGTGGCCATGGTGGTGACCAGGGCGCCGGCCGAGCGGTTCGAAGACGTCGTCCCAACCCTGCTTGGCTGCGTGCAGCGGGAAGGGGTGTCGGTTGACGTCTGGCTCGCGGACGAGGATCCTACTGCTGAGGCCCTGGCCTGGTGTCGCAGTCTTGGTATTAAGGTCTGCTCGCGCCGTGGCAGAGATGACTACCATCGACCAACATGGCCACGACGCACGCGCTGCAAGGAAGGAAACCTTGCATTCTTTTATGATCGGGTTGGATACAGTCGCTACGACTTCGTGCTGCAGTTAGATTCCGACCACGTCCCTGCGTTGAACTATGCTCAGCAAATGCTGCTGCCGTTCAATGATCCACGCGTTGGTTACGTGGCCGCGCCATCGATCTGTGATCGGGGTGCTGAACGGAGCTGGTTTGCTCGCGGTCGCCTCTACGCCGAAGCGCCCCTGCATGGCATCCAACAGGCTGGCTACAGCAATGGCGCTGCACCGCTGGCGATAGGCTCCCATTACGCTGTCCGCACCGCCGCCCTGAAGGAGATCGGAGGGCTCGGGCCCGAACTAGCAGAGGACCACAGCACCAGTCTTTTGATGAATGCTGCGGGCTGGCGTGGCTCGTTCTCCATCAACGCGATCGCCCATGGCGAAGGACCAGCGACAGTAGTCGATGGTCTGACGCAGGAGTTCCAGTGGTCTCGCTCGATCATGGTGATCTTTCTCACCCTGCTGCCAGGAAAACTTCGCCGTCGAGACCTGCCGCTGCGCCTCTGGCCTGAGTTCATCTACAGCGAGTTGTGGTACCCATTGTTCGGCGGCACCGCCGTGGTCGGTTACCTGCTGCTTGCTGCCACGCTGCTGCTTGATGTGCCAATGATGCGCGTCAACTATCTCGTGTTCCTCGCTTTCGCTGCTGCCTATGCCGTAGCCGCAGTGCTGCCCATGATGCTCTTGCGTCGATGGGATGTACTTCGCCCCAGGGCCCCGTTGGTCAGTTGGGAGGCACCACTGTTCGAACTGGTTCGACTGCCATGGGTGGTGCTCGGTCTGCTTGCCGGGATCTTGCAAGTGGTTAGTGGTCGCGAACCGATGTGGCGCGTCACGCCAAAGGGCGTCGATCCGCGTCAACAGGCCCTACCATCTCGCCTGCTGGCTCCCTACTGGGTCGCTGGTGTGCTGACGACGCTGGTGGTACTGCTGACGCCGGGTGCCGTCGCGACTCAGCCTTACTGGCTGCTGGCACTGGTCGCCGCAGGCTGGGCCATCCTGACTGGTCTGCTCGTGGCACTACTGCACCCACGTCGTTCGCCGGTGCAATTGTTGACCTATGTTGCAGCCAGTCTGTTACTGGCGGTCACTGGCGGTCTGCGAGCCCCCGCTGGCTTCGAGGCCTTGCAGCAGAGCTTCCAGCAGCGCAATCCGCCGATCGTTCCAAGGTACCAAAAGTGATGAAACGCTCACTCTTATTGCCGATTGTCGCTCTAGCTGCTACGCCAGCGATCGGCGGTCCAAATCTGAATGCACCCAGGGTCCCCTCCGCCTTCGTTGCTCAGCATGGAGACCTCTACGCGTGGAGCGCTGCGTGGGGCTACGACGAGATCGACTGGTCCCTCGAGCGTGGCAAGTATCGCGCTGGCGTTGACAGTGGTGGAGCGGTCGGCGGTGGCTTCGGTCTTGGCGACGCGGGCCGCCTTGTCGCACTTGAGATCGGCGCTGGCGTGGATGTCGAAGGGTCCGGTGGCCTTGACGTAAGGCTTGGACGTGACCTGGTCAGCCGGCCAGACTTCCGCTTAGCAGCCGGGGGCGGCGTCTTGAACGCTGTCGCATGGGGCACCGCAGATCATAACGCCTCGGCCTATGGTGTCATCACCGGTGCTGGCGCAGTGGGCAACATGCCACTACAGATCAGTGCTGGTTACGCGAACGGTGGCGACCGAGGGCGCGGATTGGTCGGCGGCGTCGGGCTAGGCATTACGCCTGAGGTTGGCGTTAGTATTGGCTATTCTCGTGGTGTAACCGCCGGTTTAAGCTATTCCCCAAAAGGCAGTTCGTGGGCCTTTGGTATCAACGCGGGCAACCTTGGTGACGAGGGCGGCAGAGGCCGCTCGATTGCCGCAACAGTAGCCTGGGGCGGATCTTTCCGCTCTTTCGCTCCTACTGCGATACCCGCAAAACAATGAACCCAGATGAAATCATGGACAGAAGACAGCGCCTGCTCGATTACTACCGTACGGTAACGGAACATCCACTGGCGTGGAAGGAGACCAAGGAGTACAGCGGCGACCGACTGGAGGCGCTGGATCGAGACCTGGAGCGGGAGACTCGATTCCCGATTGGGTCGATCGTTGAGGTCCTGTCAAGCCTTGAGGGCTATGGCTGGCTTCCGGGCTGGATCGTGCTGGAGGAGTTCGAAGGCAAGGTGATCGTTGGCCATGCCCAAGGAATCCCCGGGAGGCTGCAGCGGGGCTTCTCTCAAGTCAGGCTGCCGCTAAAAACCTATCAACGGAGCAAGAGTGGAACGGCTCATTGATGAGATGTTCAGACTGACGCCAGCGATCGTCTGCTTTACGTTCGCCGGCTACTTCGCTGGGCAGGCTATAGTTGAAGCGTTTTTCATTCGGAAAGACTGATGTTCCTGTGCCTGATCGATGAGTGTGGCGGCTATCTCAGGGCTGAAGCCAGCGACCGCCTGGGATTTTCACTTGGGTGGGATAACACCGACCAGGAGTTCTGGGGCGGTTTTGGCTTCGGTTTCAGGGTTGGCCGGCTTGTCGTTGGGGGCAAGCTCTATTATGACGAGCAGCGCTGCGCACCAATGTTGGCGGTTTCCGCTGGACGCAAGTTTTACTGAAAATTAGCGGTCGCCTATAAAGTCAAGGGCGGCATCCAGGTGCTCCTTGGAAAAGAGGTTCCTGACAGGGATGTCGTAATGATTAGCTATTCTTATGGCTTGGCCAGTGCCGCCATTTGGCGCACCATTGCCGTCAAGGGTCGTCCAGCAGACAACCAGGCTTGAAGACGGCTCTCTTTTGCCTGCAGGTAGCAGTGGGCTGTCCGGCCCAAGGACCTGGCACGCATTCCTGGCCATGAGCCGCCGAGCGACCTGGCTCAGGCGGCCGGGCGCCGGGTGGAAGACATCTACGGTCGCATCAGCCCACCGTGGTGCAGCCATGAATGAGCCGCCGAGCCTCCTGCCCCTGAAGCCATCCCAGGGCAAGTAGATCTGCTTCGCGCTTGGGTTCGTCACGCCTCGCTCAAACGCCTCATCAGCGCCCTCGGCGCCACCACTGCGCAGCACCCAACCATCGGCCTCAAGCCTGGCCGCAAGCCGCGTCATGACCTCCAGGATCTCCGGCGGCGTCTTCCTTGATCCAATCCCGGCGTAGGCCTTCATGGCGGCGCTCGAGGGGGCATTTTTAGCATACCATCGGAAGCACGCTGTCAGGAGCCCCTGGAAGGCCCCTGGAGGCCCTTGGACATCGAATCCCACAGCGCGCCCCCTCGAGGCACCTTCCCGGTTCGTTTTCTGCGTCCATCACAGCAGCAACCGATCAGACGCGCCTCGTCGCCGCTCGGCGGCGGGTCGATTATGTAGTAGGAATTGAAAGAGAAGGAAGGAACAGCCCCAACAGCCAGGGAACAGCCCCTCTATAGTAGATATATATATAATACCTTCAGGGTACTCTTAAGAAGACCTATTATTCTCTGTACTACCCTAAGGGTATTATTGATTAGGTTGACTTATCTATCTACCCTAGTATGACTCTTTAGTTATTGAGAAAGGGTATTTACGTGATCATTAGACGTAGGTCTAATGATCACTTTCTACACACTCTTAGATCTAAGTCAATCTATGGCTGTTACTTCTTTCTTCTTCTCAATTCTTTCAATCCCGAATACTACTAAGAACGGCTGCACATTGAAACCCCCCTTTTGGCGCATGAGAACCCTTGCGGCGCAAGGGGTTTGGTAGCATCCTAAAAGGGGGTAGCAAATGTGCTGGAGCACATATTTTGTGCAGGTTGGAACGTGGAAACTGGCGTTAGAGCGGTTTCATGTTCGCCGCTATACAGTTTGGGCCAACTCCCAATTTGGCGCAGATTAGGAGTTCACTAGGAGTCGCGCTTGTGCTATGATGTACGCGATCCAAACACCCAAGGCCATGACCGAGCAGCAGGGCTGGCTGCCCATCGAGACGCTCCCAGCGGACGACAGGCGGATGTTTATCGCCATCGCGATCAACGTCAGGCCGTCCCCGTCGAGCGCGCCTTACACGTCAGATCCTTATTGCGTCTGGCGCGAGCCCGACGGCCACCTCGCGCGCTGGCCTCATTCCTTCGGGCCGACCCACTGGTCGCCATTGCCGGCAATCACCCACCTGAAAACCGAGCCGACCACCCAGGAGATGGCACCCACGCCACCGACAATCCCTGCCGCCCGTGCCACTAAGCAAGAACTGGATCACGCGATCTCCGAACTGGTCACCGACTTCGCTGCTCGAACCGGGCTCAGGGTGGTATCCATTGACATGGATGACTTCCCGTCATTTGGCGGGGGCCGCTCCTACGAGGTGACAACAGTCGTCGAGCTATGAAAGTCATCCACGCTCTACTGGACTACTCCACCCCCTGGGCACTGCCAGACGTGTTTCTTTTCACGGGCAACCCCATCCGCAACTCCCGTGGAGAGGTCGTGATGGGTCGTGGTGCCGCCAAGCAGGTCCGCGACTGCTATCCCACTGTCGCCAAGCAGATCACCACCGATCAGCCGGTCACGCTCCTGCGGATCGACGACAATCGCCTGCAGTACATCGGCTGGTTCCAGGTCAAGCACCACTGGCGGGAGCCGGCGGACCGTGCCCTGATCAAGGCCTCTGCAGAGTGCCTTGCCGAGATCGCCAAGACCCATCCGGAGACGCGGTTCCACCTGAACGCGCCCGGAGTCGGCAATGGGCGCCTGAAGTGGGCCGATGTCGAGCCCCTCTTGCGCTGTCTGCCGGACAATGTTATGATCTACCTGTCCGACGTGCCCGAGACCTAGAGTGGCCGACATCAAAAACACAATCATCCGCTCGGCGAGGTTGACCATGGGGGACCATGGTGTTCTAACCGCCTGGATTGATCTCGATTACGGTTCCTGTGTCCAGTCCTTTGGCGGGTTTTCTCTTTACCGGCCCGGAAGTGACGTGGCTGGTATTCGCGCTGGGCACTTCATTTGGCGGGTGCTAGAAGTGTCGGGTGCCAGCCACTGGGACCAGTTACCAGGGAAACCGGTTCGAGCTCTCGGAGATGACGCCAGCGTCAAAGCGATTGGCCATTTCCTTCGGGATGACTGGTTCGACCCGAGACATGATTTCGAAAGCCTTGACTCTTGATCACCCCCACCCTTCGCAATGGCTATCATGGAAAATGCTGATGTGATCAAGCTGTTGAACCAGTGCGCCATCGCGCTGAACGGGACCCTGGAGTGGGTGCCGGCCAATGCGCCAGAAGCCGCTGACGCCCATCGCGCGCTGGAGGGGGTCCGCGCCGCGCTGCCTGTGCTACGCGGCAACAAGACCATCAGCGAGCCGCAGGAAGCCAGTGTCAACGAATTCCTAGACTGCCCCTGGCTGACGCCATGAACACTGACGCCATGAACACCGACAACGAAGCGGCCCGGATCGCAATCCAGGAGCTCAAAAACATCGCCCAGGCGCGACGGTATGACGCCGAGTACTTCTCCAGTGATGGAGACTTTGCCCGGTGGGCTCAGAATCGCGCTCGCTTCTCACTGGCCCAGGCGGAGGATGCGCTGAGGCACGAGCAGGCCGAGGTCGCCCGCCTGCGTGCCCTGTGTGGCGTCCTGAAACCGATCTGCGTGGCATCGGGCCTTGGTCCAGACATTGAGTGGGTCCTTGAGGCAGCCAGTCGAGGTCTGTACGATGGCGATCCAAAAGATGCGTTTCTCAATTACAGCCTCGTGATGCAGTGCGCAGACGAGCAATTACTGACTCTGCTGAGCGATCTGCAGGACGAGCTCGAGGAAGAGCTTGCTGTCACCCGGGCCTCACTGAGCCGCGACGGGCTGCCGGGTAGCGCCAGGACAATCCCCAGGATCACGCGCCTGGAGGACCTGTTGACCAGGGTCCGTGGTAGGATGTCGTCTTTGCAGGACTGAAGCATGCCGGACGTCCGCGAGCTGACACTAGAAAAGAAGTTAACCCTTGAACGGTGGACGCGAGATCTTGAAAAATTGACGACATCAAAGAACTGCGTTTGGTTGCTATTGAGCACTGCAGGCAATTCCTAACACTTCTAGGCATGTTTGAAGAACTCGCTCATCACGTCAAAAGATTGCTACCATGAAGCTCGAAAAACTGAAGCCTGGTATGATCGTCTATGACGTCGGGAAAACCAAGATGGGCAACACGACGATGACTTCGGTCGCCGTATGGCCGGTGAAGATCATTGATGTGGACTTGGAGCGCCGACGCGTGACTGCCTCGTGGAATGGCAACACCCCACGGGTCTACCCGGAATCGACCGCGAAGAAGTGGCGAGGAAAGGAGCCCGTCCTGGTCCGTGAGGCGATGGGACGTCGCAGGCTCGCCACCCGGGAAGAGATCAAGGCGATGCGCGATGCTGATGTGCTATGATCCTTTCGTTGCAGCACTGAGCACAATGGCGAATGAAGGACGATGGAGCGAAGGCATCATGGACGACGGGACCGTCATCCTGTGTGACGGCACCCCGGTCCCGGTCGAACAGGTCGTGGCGATCCTGAACAGCACGCCCGACTCCGACTTCCCGGATCGACTCGGTGCGCTGATCGACGAGGTACGTGGCGCCGGTAACGAGACCTACGCCAGGATGATCGGTGGGCTGGTCCTGGCGGCCTTCGACCTGTGCATGGAGTCCACCGTGCTGGCTGAGCTCCACGAGCGGAAGGAGGCAGAGGCCGATGACGAGTGAGCGCAGACGGCGCCTGGTGCGCGTAGCACTTCGGGGTGTCAGGACCGGAATCGCCTGGGCCGTTGTTTATGTGGGCGCGATGTTCGGGCTGGCGCTGTGTGCCGTTGCGGTGCTGGAAACTGTTGCGGTCAGCCCTTTGCTGGGGCTGCTTCTTCTGCTTTTCTTAATCTTTGTGAGCATGGCCGTTCTTGGCGCCTGTCTTGAGTGTAAGGAGCAGATCGAGCGCGATCGTAGGGGGTTCTGATGGTCAAGTTGACCAGACTCGAAAAGCGCGTCTGCAACAAGGCGGCAAAACTTGACCGACTTGGTTACCGCAAGACCGCGAACACGTTGCGGCTCGGACTCATTATAGCGGCTGGGGATCCAGGGAAGGTGAACGCCCTGCTGGAGCAAGCCAAGGAGCTAATCGCAAGGGCGAAGAAGCAGCGCCGCGAGGCTCGCTGCAGGCGGGTTGACCTCCCTGGCCCCAGTAGCGTAGACTGACCGCCATGAAGTATCTCTACTGCGCTATGGTCGTCTACGGGACACTCCTCGCGATCAAGGGCGACGCGCCGACCACCATTGAGTACATTGGTGCTACCGTGACCTGCATTGGCCTGTTTCATCTTCTTGGAGGCAAATTCTGATGGACCTGTATTCCTGCCGTTGCGGCGTCGTCCTGAATCGATCGGTGATGGACTTCCCGACCGATGATGACATCCGCAAGGCAGACGGCTCGGTTGACACCGGTAAGGCTGTCTGGCTTGCGTACCCTGAACTCGACTTCGTGCCGGCTACCAAGTGCCCTGTCTGTGGCGCCACGGTCCCCCAGGTTGGAGACACCCGGCATCGCTGACATCAGCGAGGTTCTGCCGACATGACTGATATCGACGAGGTCCTGGAGGAGAACAGGCGGCTCAAGGCCGAGATCGATCTGTTGCGCAGGATCACGCCGGCCCATGGGCGGGAGTGGATTCCAGTACCGCTGGACGAGATGAGGCCTTATGACTACGCCCTTGACGAAGAGGGGCGTTGCTGGTTCCGGTTCGGGGACGAGGATGTCTGGCGTCGACTCCATCCGGTCGTTGCCCTGAGAGCCCCATGGTGGAGGCAGTGCACCCACTGGCTGCCGCACTGGTCGATTCCTGTGATAGGGTGAACCTGTTCCCACTCAAGCCTACATGCAGATCGAAAACCAAAGACTGAGAAATCTGACCACCGGTCGCCTTTATACAGGCATCGAGTGCGTCTACGAAGACTTGGAAACCATTATCGGTGAATCCGGGCTGATGACGCACATGCTGCCCAATGTGATGCGCGCTGTTGAGCCTTGGCTTAGGGAAAAGGTGCTGGATCAGCGCTTCTGGGATGACGAGCACGATCCAGGTCATCTTGGCCTCACGATACTGCCCGATCCGACTGATCTGGAAAGGCAAGAGATGTTCGCCCGATACTCGAAACTGCCAAGCCCGCTCAAGGGAAAAGAGGTCATTATCGCAAATCTGGTCTCGCGAGTCTCACCAGTCGCAGGGTCGACATTCGCGCCATCCTGGCGGATCTCGTGCAGCGGCGCGAATTGAGTGTGAGAACCATTATCGCGATCCAGGCGCGGGAGGGAATCGAGACGACGCGGTTGCAAGCCGCAGCGGCTTATGATAGGATTCAGGCTGAACGAAACAGTTTCGACCATGGCATCACACAAGATCATTATCGTCACCCATGATTATCACCGAACCCGAATTTCGTAAGTACGTCCGGAGCCTCAGGGGGACCTTCAGGCCATCCTCTGAAGACGGGCCGCTCTTTGTCACCGGCCCCGGGCGCAGTGGCGCCATTGCCAGCGTCTATGCTTCGCATCTCTGGGGTGCGGCGTTCCTGCCGTTTGGCGAGATCGCTGACTGCCCGCCAGGGGACATCCTGGTGGTTGACACTGCTCAGAACACCGGCAAAACCCTGAGGAAGGCTGCTAAGAGGTACCCGGGTTCTCGGCAGGTTGCTTTCTACCGGGAGGGTGAGGCTGGAACCGGTTGCAGGATCCACTTCTGGTACGAAGGCTGCGTCAATGGCCCAGGCTGCCATCCCGTGCCACATCGAGAAGCGGTTTGGTGCTATGCTCGAGGAACTTCATCGGTACGACCCGTGACGACAGCCAGCGAATGGATCCCCGCAACGCGCCCTCCTCGCCTGGTCGAGGAAAACCCGTATCTGTTCTCCGACTCGGAAGAGGTGCTGATCAGTGATGGCAAGCGTATCCGTGTTGGCGTCTATCGCGTGTGGGATTCTTTTGACGACGACCCGTTCGAGGAACTGTGGGTGATCAGCGATAGCGGTGGCCATACGATGGAAAATGTGGTAGCATGGAAGCCGCTGCCTCTGCTTCCTCATGGCGAACTACACGACAACAACGACTGAAGTCACCGTGCACCGGGTGGGTGAAAACCCGGTCTACGGAGAGTCGGCCACCAGGGTTCGTCTGGACGACGAGGCCGGCGGCTTTTTCATCGTGCTCGAGCAGTGCCGGGAGATCGGCAACGATGGCGAGCAGCGGATCCGCGTTGACCCCGAAGAGCTCGAACTGATTGCGCAGACGGCCAGGGAGATGCTAAGGTTGGCTGTTCAACCGAAAACCTGACATGGCAGGAAGCTACCGTCACTGCGTAGACGCCGACAACAACCTTCTCGAAGAACCGCTCCTTGACGATCTCTGGGACGCCCTGGAGGCTATCGAGGAGATGTATGATATGATCAACTACCTTGCTCTGGGCGACAAGACCATGATCTACGAAGCCTATGGGGCTCACTGCCTCAAGAGGTACGGCCACCTTCCCATCGCTGATCCGCAGGGGTACTGGCATGACTGACCTGAAGAAACCACCCCTCGGCCTGAAGCCGCGCGCGGTCCATGATAGGCAGCGTCTTGAAGAGATCCACGAGGCCATCGATCGCTACACCAGCGCCGGGAGGACTGCGCCGCAGGCGTGGATCGATGAGCGCGATGAGCTAGTTGCTCGCTCGGTTGATCGCGGGCCCGGCTAGTCGGTGCTCGAGCCCACCGTCCAGGAACTGAAACATTGGGCCGCCAGCGGTGGAGTTGGTAATGCCATGAGATCTGCCTATGCGGCGGGAGCCGACGCACAATTGCAGTGGTCCGTGGACTATTTGACGTTTACCCACCCGGATGGCGCCCTGATCGCGGACAACCTCAAGACTGCCGCGTGTCCCAGGCCGCCGAGCCTCAAGCAGCGTGCGCTGGATGAACTCGATATGATCATGGATGAGTTGCATGCAGAGACCGGTTCAGGCTTCACTGCGTCAGCCATCCTTCAAGCCCTGGAGACACTTCCAAATGACTGAACTATCTGTTCCCGCCTCGGGCGTGCCTGTTCCATCGGACGAGGACATTGAAAAACTCCTTGCTTCGTCTAATGGCTCTTACTTCGATGGCTTTCGCGCCGCTGCGGCGTGGGGTGCTGATCAGCAACTATTACGTTGCCTTGAGTGGCTCGATAATTCTGATCGAGTTACGTCGATTGACTCGGCCTGCTACCCAGAGGTGTCACTTCGCCAACGTCAGGAGATGGCGATTGCCATGCAGGAGGCCATGCGCCCCAGATCGCCCAGCCTCAAGCAGCAGGCTCTGGAGGCGATGGAAACCCCTAATGCGCTAAAGCACGCCGGGCAGCCAATCGTCTGGGGTTTCACCAAGGAAGCGATCGAAAAGATCCGTCGCGCCCTCGAGGCCCTGCCGGACGACGCATGAAAGCCTCTGAACTCAGGAAACTCGTCGGTCGCGAGATCGAGTGGCTCGACGACTACGACACGCACCGTGGCAACTATGCAGTCAGGCGGGCTGCCCTGCTGGATGTGCAGGGTAAGAATGTGCTGATCGATGATGGAGGTGGTACTGACCGGAAGTGGCTGCCTAACATGCACCAGGTACTACTAGCCGAGGAGAAGGGTAGGCCATGAGCCAGCAAGCAAACTGGAGGGTAATACGCGACGCCATGGAGCGGTACCCTGATGGCGAGGTCCCATCGGTGGAGCAGTTTGAGTACGCGTTCCACGAGGGCGCCAAATGGAAGGAGCGGGAGCAGACGCTGCAGGAGATCACCGCTCTCGGCGAGTGTCAGTCAGCCTTGGAGGAACTTGAGCGGCTTCGTGGTCTATGCGGGGCTCTGTATCAGGTCTGCGGGGCTCTGGATGCGGACACCCGGGTGCTGGACGCGCTCAGCGCTGCCGCCAGTGGCACGTACTACGGCGATGGGCTGGAGCTCTTGCCGTATCCGGCTGAGGCTGCTACCATTGTGGCTGAACCACGGGGAAGATTCCTGATGTCCGAATCACTGCTAGAGACGAGCTACAAGGTCTGGATCAATGAGGGTTATGTCGTCGTGCGTCCATTGCCGGATGATCCATCCTTGGTCGAGCTCGGGACGGAGCCAGGAGGAGATAGCGAGGGATGGTTCGGCAAGTTTGCAGTGACGTTTGGGACACCACTTGGGCTGAGGACGCTGGCAAAAGCCCTGAACCTCGCTGCTGATGATATGGAGAAAAGTGATTCCGGGGTGGCGACATGACTAAAGAGAAGATCACTGTCGAGGTCGAGTACGAGATCCGTTACCATAGCCCCGATGGCCGTGAGGACGTGGTTGAGTCCATACTCAGGTGCCTGCCATGTGAGATGTCTGGTGCCGGCGGGGGTGGAGCCTATGGCTGTACTCGTGGAGTGGCTACCCTGAAGATGCAAGCCCGTAAAGTTGCTGGATCGCCACCACTGGCAGGGGCGGGCAGTGGCGCCCCACGTCCCGTGCCGCCGCTGAGCGGCTGAAGGGGGCATCGATGACTGAACAATCAGCGAAAGTCAAGCTAGGAGACAGGCTGTTAATTGCAGGGCAGTTTGCATCTACGGTTATTGCCTTGCATCAGAACGGCAGCATCCGTGTTCGGCTGGATGATGGACGCGAGACAGATGTATGGCCTGAGTGGGCGGCGCCAATCAACGATGAGACTGAAGCTAATGAATGAACAACGCAAACCACTATGGGAACTCCTAGGGGAGGCCTGCGCCGAGAACCCCGATTACCCGGGCGTTCCTAACATGGCGCAGAGCGACGCACCGCCACCCCGAGGATCTGTCATGAGGAGTAACCCCACTGTGATCTGCGAGGCCTGTGGTAAGTCGCGGAACTGCATGCTGCACACCCGGGCGGAGTTCCCGCCGGATGCGGCGAAGGCCTGGCTGCGGCGTCACTGCGACAACCCCAGGGGCTCCTGCCAGTTTCGCTACCAGGCTGGTGTTGTGATAGGATTGGGGTCAGTCAGCGGCATGGCCAACGAGATTCCGTGACAAAACCAACGAAACCGGAAGAGATTCTCGAGGAGTCCGGGGTGGATCTAAGGCTCGCCGAGGCTTCGGCTCTGCTCAAGGCTCTGGGCGATCATGTTTACCTCCTGGTTGGCGGCCTGGCCTTTCATGGGGAGCTTACTAGCAGCGCCAAGGAGGCAATCAAGCTCGCTGACAAGGCGTGGGCCCTGCATGAAGCGATTGACGGTGTTTCCGATGAGTGAAGCAATAAACCGCTACCGTTTCCGTGCCAACGAAGAGGATCCCAGGCTGCTTGCATACTGGCTGGGGAGGCTGTACTATGAAGACTGCCAGGCGCCGAGGGAGGCCCGCGATGGATGAGTTCACCACCGTTCGAGACATCATCAACCGCAACCGCGAGGAGGCCCTGCTCGACAGGATCAAGGCGCGGTTTGACCAGGCCCTGATTGATCAGTTCGATCGGCACTGGGCGGAGCAGGGAACGTCTTTCCGGAAGGCGGAGCCTCAAGATGTCTATCGCTACTGGAATACCTTTGCTCGCCGCAACCCGGAGCTCGCCAAGTTCCTTTCCTGGCTGAAGTCCGACAAGGCCCTGGAGGGTGGTGATGACTGATGGCGAGCAGAAGGTTGAACTCCAGTACTTCAAGCCCAGCGGCAAGTACTATGACAGCGCCGAGTTTCATGTGCCGGCGCATACGCCGATCTGGCGCATCTTCGAGATGGTCAAACTCATGGACAGGGAGCGCAGGCTGCCGGGCCTGGTGTCTGGCGGTGGCGGGCGCTACCATGTCCTGGTGAATGTCCCAGGGCATGAGCACGAGTACCCCGGCCTCTTGCCGTGCAGTAGCCATGGATGAGGCCACGCAGAAGGCGATCGACTGGATCCGCGAAAACCCGGCCTACATGCTGGGCTATGTGGAGTCGATTGAGTCCTACTTGAACGAGGTGCGCAAGGGACTAGGGTATATGCCAAACGAGCCATTCATCGAAAGATTCAGGGAACAACGGCCGAGCGGCCAGTAACGCATTCTAGGGCGAGTCGGGGATGTGGTGATGCGTCTAGCGGTGTAGTAGTGGCCTGGTGTAAGTTTTCTGCTATCGTCAGCGTAGTATGGGGTAGATGCAGTGATCTTATGCCGGCGGAGAAGCGTTACTATGAGACATCGTGGACGTGGGACGAGTCGCAGGGGATTCTGGAACTATGGACAACCAGGCGCAGCGTCTTCCTGCGCGCCGTAGGCCAGAACCCGAACTACAGCAGGATTGAGGCGTTCCCAGAGGTTAACTCCTATACGGTGGAATGGCCGATCGAGGAGGGAAGGGTGTCTGCTAAGATGGCGGTGATCAATCGCGCGGCCAAGATGTCACCCGAAGATGCGGAGCAGGCGATGCGCCGCAACATGAATGAGTCCGAGCGCATCAGGCGGGAGGAGCTCCAGGAGGGCGCGAAGCAGCGACTGATCGGGCACCAGTTCCCTGAGGGCGTGTCGGCCAACCCAAAGGCGAGGAAGAGGGCTGGCGGCTGAAACGCGCAGGGCGGGGGACCCGCTGCCGTGCTAGGATTCCCGGGTATCCGTGGTGTAACCCGTGAATCAGGAAATCAAGGAGGCCTGGTTTGGACAATACACGCTGGCGCAGTTGAACGACAATGGTGTGCCGTTTGACGTGATCGCGCAAGTGATCGAGGAGGTGTTCTGAGTGTCTGCGGTAGCGGACAATACCCCTTCATGGGAGGTCCCAGGTGTATTGTTGAACCGCACAACATGCAATAGATCCATGACTCCCGTCTTCACTGCCGCCCGCCTGGTGGCCATGCTCGGACTGCCGTTTTACCTCGTGATCTACACGCCGACCACATGCGGGCCTCTCAGCGCCCAGGACGTGCTATGGTATCTGTCGGTCGGATGCGCTGCGGGCTATGTCCTGTACAGCGCCGTCGAGTCCATTCGCGATGAACTTCTGTGATCCGCATTATGTCCTTGCTCGTCTTTTCTTCTGCAGCCTGGGTCTTTCTTGCCTGGATCACCAGCGCCATCCCGGCCGGCGATTCTCTCTGGCGGGTTCCGTTCTCGCTTGCGATCGGCCTGACCTGCGGCTGCGCTATGAGGTTCTCCGCCGCAGACATCTCTCGGGGTGGGAGGTGGTGATGGGCTGTGAACCTTCGGCGGTTCAGGAGGCTGCGGGTGGGTTCCTTGCCATCCTGCTGATACTGCCCATCCCACTGTACGTCGACTTTATCCTGCAGCACTGCGTTGACCGTAAACGGGTGTCCCCCGATTCCAGTGTTGTGCTGCTTCAACTCTCACTCGCGGCCACGGGCTACCTGGCACTGGTGGTCGGTCTCACGGATCTTACTACCAGGTGTCAGTCATGCCAATGAGTGAAGTATCATCCTGGAGGCAGACCAGTGACGGATTCAATGAGTTTCTGCGAGGCAGTTGGCCGAAGGGTGCGTGTCCTGATCGGGATGTGCTCGAAGTCAGTCCTCGATCGATCGAGCTCAAGCCGAACAAGCGGGCCAGATCGCTACTGGCCGAGGCAATCGTGGAGATGCTGAAGCGTACTGTGAAGTTTCAGGAGGTGGTCAGCATGGATGACCTGCTGCTGGACTACTACGATGTGCATGTCAATGTGGTTGCCCCTGGACGGCTCGTCAGGCTAGTCGTCCAGGAGGGCGAGACTTTTACCGTAGCCCAGGCCTTTTACATCGACGAGGTTCCTGTGCATCTCGATCTGACTGTCGAGGGGCCCTACAAGAGTCCACTTCTGAGGACTGTCTGATGGAAAGCCTGATCGGACAGAAGCCACGTGATCCGATGCCTAACCCTGGCACACGAAGGCGATTAGCTGATGCGCTACGACTGCGCCGCGTGAGTTACGTGTACGCGGGTGACATTGCGCTTGAGCTCTCACTCTCAAAAGAGGGTCGTGAGTACCTCTTCCAGGACTTGATGGATGGCAAGATCAGGGATGGCCGCCTTGGTTACAAGCTTGACTTGCCTGCGGATATGGACATTCTATTGACGCGGTACTACAGGCCGAGGGTGTGTTCACTGCCGCCTGGGAGTCTGATCAGGATCTGGATTGACACGTCGCTTACAATCGAGCAGGACCTGACACTTGCGGAGGCTGATGCCTGTTTCCAGGCGAGCGCAAGGGTCAAGGGGCCCTACTTCAGTCCAATCTTGGAGACGGTTTAATGGAAGATCTGATCGGGCAAAAGCTGCGCGACCTGACGCGCGAAAAGAACATCGTGTTGATCGGGGCCTGGGAGTCGGGCTCCAGGGCGTGGGGCATGAGTCGTGAAGACAGTGACTACGATGTGCGGTTCATCTACTGTGGTGAGCCGCGTGACTACCTGTCGCTCAAGGGATGGCCGGAGACGATTGAGCGGATGGAGCATCCGATCGATATGGTCGGCTGGGACATCAGAAAGGTGCTGCGGCTTGCGCTGCTCAAGGGCAACGTGCAGCCACTGGAATGGATGATGACCTGTCCAGTGTACTTCTATGATAACTACTTCTGCAATGCGCTCAGGGAGGCACTTCTGAAACTGTGGGAGCCCAGCATGGCGGCGTGGCACTACCATGGGATTGCCGTGGGGCACTACAACAAGGCGATCAGCAAGTCGCTGGTGATCAGTAAGCGGCTGAAGGCGTTACTGTACGCGGAGCGGGCACTGTACTGCCGGGATCGCAATGAGGTACCGACGCGGTTCGTGGCGTCTGATGTGTTTGGTCGCGGTGACCCGGGTGAGGCGATCCTGGAGGCCTTCAGGGCGGGGCTAGAGCCCCATGCCGAGGATTGGTCCCACGCGCTCGGGTGGATCAAGGCAGCCCTGATGGATCGGCCGGCGAAGACGGTGCCGTTCACTGCAGAGCAACAAGAGCACCGTGTTGGGATTGCAGACACGGTACTAGAGAAGACCATCGGGAGGCTCCAATGAAGCAGGCAGAGCAGTGGAGGCCGGTTGTTGGCTTTGAGGACAGCCATCAGGTCAGCGACAGAGGGCGCGTGCGGTCGGTTGGGCGCGTTGTCCATAAGCGCGATCGAACCCATCAGACGATAGAAGGGCGGCTCCTGCAGCCCAGGCTCAGCGAGGACGGGACGTACCTTGTCGTGCGCCTCTGCAAGGGCGGGCGTGGGTACTGGCGCTCTGTTGCCAGGCTCGTGACAGAAGCGTTTCTGCCTGCGCCTCGGCACAAGAAGGGGTACACCGTGCACTACATCGATGGCCGCAAGGAGAACGTCTGCGTCAGCAACCTGAGGTGGCTAGATAAGAATCAGCAGTGGGAGCTCAGAAAGAAGCGTGGCAGCATCGCGCTAGGAGAGGACAACCCGATGGCGGTCATGACGGAGGCTGATGTGCGTCGTATCCGGAGGGATACACGGCCAGGCAGTAAGGCCTGTGTCGACTACGGCATCAGCAAGACGACGTTCCTGGCGATCAGGTCTCGCAGGTCGTGGATCCATGTTCGGGATTGATGCTATAGTGGAGGATCTTGAGAGCTTTGGTCGACGACGCAATGCACACGTTCAAGGAGCTCTGCAAGGAGGTGCTCGCCTACCGGCGCGGTGAAGGGAAGTACAACTTCTCCGGGCTGTCGCCCTATGACCGCGACAACGCGGCGTTTGATGCCTGGATGGATCTTGAGGGTCGTATCAAGGCGGCGCTAGCGGACGACGGAGCGGACCGTGAGCATGGCTGAAGAGCGGTGGCTTCCGATTCCTGGCTATGAAGGTCTGTACCTCGTTAGTGACCATGGTCGCGTGAAACAGGTCTCCAGCGGTAGGGTCCTCAAGCCGTACAAAACGGGGCGAGGTCATCTTGTTATCTACATGGTGGACCCCGTGCGCGGCAAAGGGTCTCCCCTGTCGCTGGCAAGACTTGCACTCAGTACCTTCGTGCGCAAGCCGATGGGCAGGGAGTTTGCTATTCACCTTAATGGTGACCGAGCGGACAACACACTGGAGAATTTGGAGTGGGGAGATCGCCCGCAGCCCCGTATAGCACCGGGAGAAGGTCACTGGAACGCGAAACTCACCGAAGAGCAGGTGCGCGAGATCAGGAAGCTTGGTTTAGTGGAGGGACGCGAGCGGCCGGGGTCAGGAAATGGCAGCAGGGCTGTGGCCGCCCGGTATGGCGTGTCTCATGTCACGGTTCAGCG